AAAATTATTCTTAAAGCCGCTTTTAATTTTGATAATAGAGAAGCTGAAAAGAAATCGATGAATAAATAAAAAAAAATAAGGGGCTTTGCGGCCTCTTTTTTATTTTAGAATATTAATCCTATTCCTATACCAAGCAGTGGGCCTATAACTGCCCAAGCTTCTAAAAACTTAATTTTTTTAAGTTCATCTTTAGTAAATACATTATCTTCTGTATTTAAAATTAGATTGCTAGCTTCTTTTTTAGCTTTCTCTAATTCCACTTCTAGTTTTTTTACTTTTTCTTTTAAAGTCATAATATAAATTTTAAATTATCCATCGCAGCTTAAACAATCAGGATCCATCGCTGCTGCGGCAATATCTCCTCTCAATACAGACTCAGTACGCATATAATATAAGGTTTTAATACCTCGCTTCCATGCTTCTAAGTGTACTTTATTAATCCATTTGGGGGTAGCTACAGATGGAAAAGCCAAATTCAAACTAACAGATTGATCTATATAGTCTTGTCTAATGCCGGCTTGATTAACTAATTCCAACTGATTTATCTCCTTAAATGTTTTAAATACATTTTTTACTAATTCTCCTTCTTCTTGGTTAAGTCTTCCTGTGTGATCGTAAAACCATCCATCAAGTTGTTTAACTCCTTGAACGGATCCACCATCTTCCAAAATTTTATCCCAAGTTTCTTTATTATCGATCCCAATTTTTCTTAATACTTTTTTAAGTTCCTTGTTTTTACGTATAAATGTACCTTTAGCTGACTGCTCAGTAAATACATTAGCAGCCCAGGGTTCAATCCCCGCAGAAACATTCCCGCTTAATTTGCTATTAGAAACAGTTGGAGCAGTTGCTCGTAAATGAGTATTACGCATGCCAGTCCCAACGCACCAAAGAGGTTCGCCATAGACTTCGGCTAAATTCCTAGATGCTCTTTCAGTTTCTATTTTTATTTTTGAAAATATTTCCCGCGTTTTGAATTGCGCTAACAAGCTTTCGAAAGCGATTCCGTTTTTTTGGAGTAGGCTGTGCCACCCAAGGACACCAAGTCCAAGTGCCCGCCCTTTCTCCGCACTGCGTACAGAGTTCTCGAATCCCTTCATATTCTTCGCCTTCTGGATAAATTCTTCTAGCACACCGTCCAGGAACCAAGTTGCGTCGTAAATTAAATTCGTATTCTTCCATTCGTCGTATTTATCTAAATTAACAGATGATAAACAGCAAACAAAAGAATGTGATTCATCTGTATGTAATGTTATTTCGCTACATATGTTTGTCATATGAACTTTGAGCCCGTTTTGCTTATATGCTTTTGGGTTAGCTTTGTTTGTATTTCCCTTAAAGAGTATATAAGGCTCTCCAGTTGCTTTACGCTTTTGGAGAAGTTTTGACCACTTTGTTCTAGCCTCTTTATCTCCTGATTCAAGTCTTCGCATAAACTTGTCACCGACCACAGCGCACTGGTGGAGATTAAGTGATTGTCTATTAATGTCTCCTTTCGGCTCTCGTATCTCCAACCACTCTTCAAAGTCGGAGTGATCAATATTGATATTAACTGACGCAGCTCCTCGCCGGACAGATCCTTGATTAGTGGCGAGTATAGTTGAATCGTATATCTTGCAAAACGGCACCACTCCATCAGATGTTCCATTACCTGTAATTTTAGCTCCAGCGGGTCTAATCATATTAACTCCTACGCCAACACCGCCTCCATGCTTGGCTAAGAGCATCATTTCTAAATTTTTTTGTCCTATATCCTGTATACTATCAGCAACATCAATTCCAAAACAACTTATAGGTAAACCCCTGTCTGTGCCTGTATTAGATAATACTGGTGACGCTAAACATAACCATCCATCCCATATGTACTGAAAAAAATTATCAGCCATTTCTGGTTTATATAAACGTCTTGCAACTGTTTTTGCAACACGCATGTATGCTTCCTTAGGTGTTTCGCCATTGTATAAATAACCTCCGGATATTGTTTTTTTGTAAACTTCCGTGTCACCCCATACAGGGTAGTCTTCACCTTTTTTCCAGTCGTTATTCCACATTCTCTAATTTTTTTTCTTTATTCCCAGAATCTTTTTGTGTATCTTCCTTGAGTTGACCTAGGGCTTTTTCGTAGCCAGGTATCCGCTTCAAGGTCTCTAGCGTCCCAATCAAGAGGTCTTTCATATTTTGCATCTCCTGTATTATTTGTTGTTGGTTCGCTCCGAGTATCTCTACTCTTTTCCACATTTCTATTAGTTTGTTTTCTTTCATTATGCATTATATAAATAAATTAAATACCCTAAGGTTACATTTATGTTTACTATTACTAAATTCCACTGCTTTGCTACAAAAACTTGTGGTAAAGATAATATTCCTCCGGCTACATATGTTATAGCCCCAATTGAGTCGGGTAATAAATAAGGCGAAATCATTATAAATCCCGCTCCCATATAACCAAGCCTATTAGATAATCTTTCTAACGGGCTTAGCTTTCTTTCTTTTACTAGTGCTTTTAATTTTACCATATATCTTCAAAATCTTCTCCTTCATTTGCTTTAGAATAATCGGTCGGACGAACAGCAAAAAAATCAGTATGAGTATGCCCCCCGGTAAGATGATAAAACCAGTCCAAATTGCTTGCTCGCTTTTCGTCATATGCAAAGTATTGCCCGAGGTCGAAGTATCCAAGCTCGGATAATTTTTCATTAAGTCGCTTTCTAATAAACTGTTTGAGGTCGTTAGATTTAAGATTTTCAATGTCTCCTTGTTCGAACATTTTGTCAATATATCTTTCTTCTGCTTCAAGCATGGTTTCTGCTGCTTTAATAACATCTTCTCTACATTCTTCTAATAAGTTTTTATTTTCAGCACACATATGTCTGAATAGTTGGCAACCCATTCTACTGTGAAGTGATTCATCTCTTACTGACCACTTCATTTGTTGCCCAACACCCTTGAGTAAATTACGTAATTGGAAGCTATAAAGAACAGCGAAAGCAGAATAGAGACTAACTCCTTCTGCGAACGCGCTAAATATTGCCAATGATCTACCAATACCCACGGGATCGCTACCATTATAAGTAACGAGATTATCAAATCTATCAGCCGTTGCTGGCTCATGTAAAAATGCTTCAAAGTTTTCAAGGCCTAAAGTTTCGTTTAAATAACTATATGCTACTGCATGTATGGTTTCTTGTGAACCAAACATCATCGCCATTTGCTGTATTTCGTGTTTTGGAAACCAAGATACAACTTTTTGGGTCCAATAGTCAGAAACCGCACATTCTGTTTGTGCAAAACCTAAAAGTATATTTCCAACTAAGTTTTTTTCTGAGGCTGTAAGCTTTTCATTCCAATCTTTAACATCACCAGACATAGGTATCTCAGTGTGCAACCAAAATGCTTGAGCTTGTTTAAGCCATCCATCATTATAATATTCTGGGTATTCAAATGGTTTATACGGTATTCTTTTGTCAAATAATCCCATTATTTTCTTTCTATTTCTAAGCACAAATCTACAAAAGGTAGATAAAGCACATGTTGCACATATTCTTTTTCCGGATAAGATCTTAATCCTATCAATATTCCTGGGTATAACCCTATACTTAAATTCCAATTAGGTATATTCATTTCCCTTGTCCTTTATAACGTTTAACATAATTTTTAGAAGATTTTATTTTAGACGTTTTAGTTTTTGCATGGACGCCTGGTCTTCTTACTTTTGATTTTTTTAAATAATTTGATAATACTATTTTAGCCATAACATTTTATATTGTGCTCTTCATGTAATTGTACTAATTCATTATATTTTAAATATCCCCTGCTTTCTATCGTCCATTTAATCCACTTTTCAATTTGACGATTAGCGTAATGTTTTCTCGCTACTTCCTTCGAGTCTCCTTTATTATATCTATTACCCTGTCGCATTCTTTTTGATTTTGTGGTTTAAATAAAACATAATCAGGAAATTGTTCAGAAACTAAACGTTTAAATAATTTCCATCTAATTGGAAAAGATTCATTAGCTCTGCCTTTTGTTTCAATAATAAAATCATCTCCTATAAAGTCTGGTGTATATTTTATAGGCAATATTCTTTTACCACCTCTATTGATAAAATCTCCTTTTCCATTAGCTTGTCTTTCATAAGACTCATTTGCTAAATGAAAACCATTTATAAGAACAAAAGTTTCTCCTTCGTATTTTGCTTTTATTTTTGCTTTTTTAAGGGCCATATACATATATCTTTCTAACCCTGATGCAAAATTAATTCCATCATAAGTTATTTTTTTTGATTGTACCGGCCCCCTTTTCTTTTTATACTTCCTTCGCATCTCTTATGTAAAGCTCTTCAATTTCTTCACGTAATACAGAGCGGGCTTTTTCAATATAGTTAACGGCATCCATTAATTCTTCTTGGATATGCTTAAGCCATGTATCTAAAGACTGATCATCATCTTCAAGAGTAACCCCATATTTTTTAAAGCCAACATCAGATCGTGATTTAATTTTATTAATTACTTGTTCAATTATTTTATCTCTCATAATGTATCTTTTACAAATGTTCCATCTATCATTCTGCCAGTTCTATTAGATATTTCATCATAAGCAGACTGAATACAGCTTTCAACGTCGTATCCGACCAATTTTGAGAGATTAGTAAGAACAACAACACTATCACCAATAGCGTCAATAATACCGTCTTTATCATCTTCAAGTAATGCTTTGGCAAGTTCTCCTGTTTCTTCATATAATTTAATTAATTGTGTTTTAGGATCACCTTTGTCATATATGCCACGCTCATCTGCCCAGCTTCTAATGAGATCAAATATCTCAACCTTGTTATATGTAGGTTTTGATAAAAAAGCTTCATAATAGGCTTTATTATAGATAAAACAGCGGTCATTATTATACATAGATGGTTTCGCATTTGCTATTATCCATTTTTTTGTTTCTTCATTTATTTCAAAATCTCCAAGACTTGTTTTCCATTTAAACCCTTCATTCTGATTTAAAACTTTTAATAAGTCTTGTCGCTCACAATCAAATGTTGATGTTTGCTCTGTCGGATTAACTTTCATTGATTTAATTTTTATTAAATTAGTATATAATTGTCTATCAATTTTATATCCATAAAACTTTTGCAATTTTCTTTCCATTAAGGCTGCTTTATCTACATCCCTGGATGAAAATAAAACTTCGTATTCATCTTTTTTATATCCCTGTTCAGATTCAACGCGTTTATTTAAATTACACGTCATTCCAATTTTTTGATCAGGAATATGATAAATATAATAATTTTTTTTAATCATAAATTTTATCATATTTAGCTACAACATATATATACTCATCGCTTTCAGCCATTCCAAAGCCAACTTCGGTGCAGTTATAACATAATTGTTGATAGTATTCAGGAGTGTTATTTGCTTCAAACCAAGCTACTGCCGCGTCTAAATAATAATTTCTTGAATTCATTATATCATTTTTAGGTAATCTATATAATGATTCTCCATATATATCAGAAGATAAAATTAACTCATCTTCAATAGCAATATAATTAGCCCAAGATTGAGCTTCTTTTTTAAGTTGTCTATTAGTAGATAACTCTTGTATATTGTAATAAGATCTTACGGTATTTTGAAACTTAACAGCTCCTCTATACTGTGCATTAATAAAAAGTGGTAAAAATAGTAAAAGTAAATTTAATTTTCTCATGTCGATAATTTTGCTTTAATTGGTTTGTGATATTTATAATTATTTAACTCAATCATATTCTTTGTGGGAATATGAATAAAATTACCAGCACCTTCTCTAAGGGTTAACCCAAAGGACATTTCTAGTTGCGGTAATTCAAAGGTAGTTCTTTCTAGCTGAATTTTAGCAGCATTGACGTGATTATTATACAAATGACAATCACCCAGACTACATATTAACTGCTTCGGTTTATATCCATTGCCAGCAGCAAGCATTTCTAATAATAAACCGTACATAACTATATCGTATGGCAAACCTAAAAACAAATCGGCTGATCTTTGTTGCCACATTAAACTCATCTCGCCATTATTGATATAGACTTGAAAACCGTAATGGCAAGGAGGAAGTACCATATCCATAAGCTCAGCAGGATTCCACGCATTAATAAGAATTCTACGTGAGGTTGGATTTTGTTTAATTTCTCTAAGAAGCTCATATAACTGATCAACCCCACCGAAATTACGCCACTGCTTGCCATATACGGGACCCAGTGTGCCATCGGTTCTACCTGATCTATTATAATCATCATCCCAATATCTAACATTGTTGGAATGCAAATAAGCAAGATCAGTTTTACCGGATAGTATCCATAATAATTCTGTGACGGCTTTATCAAAATATATTTTTTTACTAGTTAATATCGGAAATCCCAATGCCATATCATGCTTAAGCATTCTTCCGAAGACAGCGCACGTCCCTGTGCCTGTTCTATCTGGTTTTTTAGCTCCGCCATGGAGTACTCCTGATAATAATCCTCTGTATTCATCTTCTATATTTATCATAATAATATTTACAAAATTTATAATATTCTACCCAAATCGTGTTTTTATCATATGTGTGTGGGGCTATATTAGGCTTTTCACCTTTTTTATATGGCCCTACATTAATTCCTATTTTCCATTTATTGGGTTCACCGTTAATGCCTAGGGGGGAAATCCTAAAATTATTTTTAATACAAAATTGGCTTGCCTCATATTCTTCTGGTGTTGGATGATAAAAAGGCATCCACGTGTTTTTGTTTTTACTTTTTAATCCACTTCCCATGGCATCTTGTCATGAATTACTGTTTCGTGATGTGGAATAAAACATCCTGACTTTGGTTCCCACTTAAAGTGAGCTTCAGCTCCGTTTTCACCTAAGTTTTGAAATTTAACTTTAAGCACTTTTGCTTTAACTGTTTTATTTTCATAGTCACGATGCACAAGCAACCCGTGATAGCTCGCATCATACCATTCACCCCCGCCTTTAATGTTATACATAGTAGGCTCTTCAATTTTACCATTCCCATCTTTGTACATTTTAGTGGGATGAGCAACTATTACTACTAAAACATCATATTTTTTAGCAAATATTTCAATTTTAGTTAAGTATTCCATTGTATAGCGGTTTACGTCTTCCGTTTTAGCATCAACATCTCTTACTTTATTAAATGGGTCAATAACTAAGCATTTAATACCTTTTCTTTTAACCAGTTCAGCACCTTTCTTTAAAACTGATTCTAAAGTGTAGCGCTCCATGTCTATAAAAAAGAAATTGTCATTAACATGCCCAGCTATTGATTGCCATTTATCCCCACCAATGTCGGATTTGCGTGGCATATCTTGCCAAACCTTTCGCATTAGTTTATGGGCGTGTAAAAATGTTGGAGCATTTTCCGGTGATGCAAATGCTGTTTTCCATCCGTAATTTGCATTATAGCCAACTACCATTTGATCAACGAAATCAGACTTACCAGAAGAAGGTATACCAGTAACAGTAATAAACTGGCCGGTATAAGTTGAAAAAATTTCATCAAAATTAGGTAGGCCAACTTGAAAGCCTTTTTTAAATCCATTTTCAACAAAATCAGTAATTTCTCCTTCAATGTCTCTGAGGGTTGTAACGTTTTCGAGCGGAACCGGTTTTGCTTTGGCAATACACTGCGCCAGTTTGTCTTTTCCATATTTTAATAAATATTCGTTTGCGTCTTTACAATCTTCAAAGTCTACTATATAGCACACTTCAGCCCCTAATCTTCTTATAAGTTCGGCTTTTAAGGCTAATCCAGGTTCATCTTGGTCAACTGCTATAATTATTTTTTCTTTATCTGTAAAATAATCAATACAATTGTCTAAGTAATCTAAGTTGTTGGAATTTAACGTGGCTCCATTTGGTACAGATACCACATTAGGTAGGCCAGCTTCATATAAGCTACAAACATCCATCTCGCCTTCCACAATAATACAATACTCATAACCGACAATATTGTCAATGTTATAAAATATTTTTTCTGCTCCTTTATACAGCTTAAAATTTTTTCTAGCATCTCTATATTTTATGTTAATTAATTCGTTTCCCGCGTAGTAATTAAAATGTATAGCATTTTCTTGTTTACCCGTTTGCGGCATATATTCAGGCCCTTCAGATATTTTTAAAAAATCTAAAGTAGCCTGAGATATACCACGTGTACCAAACCATTCTACAATCTTACTTCCTAAATCCTCATGCTTCACTTCTGGTTTTACGTACACTTTATCTGCATTACCTTTTCTTTGATAAGAATGCAGCTGAAAAGTTGAATTACAATTATGACACGTACCAAGACCCCGTTCCCAATCATAAGAAGCACATTTACGCTTCTGATTCTCAGGTCTTCTATCAGAAGAACAAAGAGGACAGGTGCCCTCTTTTTTTCCCACCTGTAGATCATATTGATTGAATGAATCAATCAAAAAACCATTGATCTCCGTATTGTTTATATTCATATTAAAATGGTAAGTCGTCCTCTACTTCTTTTGCCGGAGCTGATGTAGTTGGTAATGGCTGACCATCTCTAGGTGGTGGTGAAGGAAATTCACCATTAGTCCATGCAACCTGCACATTTCCTAAATATGTTTTTTCCATTTTAGCATCTCTTTCATCTTTAGTTTGAGATACAATTACCGGACCTTGATTTCCAAATTGATCAACTTCGTCGTTGATTGTTATTGTAACAGGTAGATATTTACCTTTTTTACCTTCGATAATTTTATCTTTAGGTATGTTACTTAAATTAATACTTGTTTTAATAATTCCTGCCATTGTTATAAAGTTTGATTAATAAAATAATTTTCTGGTTTAAAATTTTCTGTGTTATAAAATAGTTCATAAACATCAGTTGCCTTTTGTACTTTGTCAGAGCCCGTTTGATAAAATTTATCGGACACATCGAATAAAGCTAATTGATGAGTATTCTTATCCACGACAATAAATAAAAAATCATAATTAAACAATTTGTTATAAATATATGCTTGGCTATCGTAATTATAACGCTTTGCACTATATCTAAAACTTTGTATATCGTTTGTAGTTTTTAGATCAATAATTAATTTTTCATCATGGTTTATAATATCCGCTTTCCCCTTCCACATATTGTTTTCTATTTCAACAATACCTGGAACTTCATACTCAACATTACCTGTAATTAATTTACTTATAACTTCGTTGTTAAGCATTTTGTCTCGCATTATTTCTATTTGGTCAACTTCATGTTGCAATAAACATAATTCACCTCCCGATATTTCTTTATATATTTTTGTGTTACGGGTAGAGGCTTCTATAACTTTATATTTTTTAAGCTTATCAGGCTCAAGAATACAAGTGTGAAAATATCCTCCTACTAAAAAAGCGGGTGAAGGTTTACTGGGTTTTTTAAAGTCGAGCGGATTTGAAAGTAATACGGAAATATCTGAGTTGCTTAAAAATTGTTTACCATAATTACCATAATAATGGTTGTCATCTCTTAGCTTTTCAATTATCTCATTTTGGCTCATGTACTTTTAGTGTTAGCATGTCATCATTTGACACATCATATTTACTTAATATTGCTTTTAATGCACCTCCTGATTCGACAAAACTAATTGCTTTAGTCCAATTATCTGTTCCCTTAATTAACTTGGGTTTAGATGTGGATTTGTTATGCATATTAGTTGCATCTGAATCTGCCGTGTCATCAATTAACAATAGATTTCCAAGCGCGTACTTTTTACCATAAGAAGATGCTGAACCAAATTGCTGAGGTACTTGCATTCCTTTTTGATTAAAGTCTACGCCAACTAGCGCGGTAGCGGGAATAAAGTTTGCACCATCTGCATCAAATACAGTTGCTGTTGACTCTATAACCCCATCGCCTAGGTATTTCTCATTAACAGTGAAGTATACTTTATACTTCTTGTTAAATGGTTTAAGTGCTTCAAGGATGTCTTCGGCTGATCTGAAGTTGTATTTGCCGAACGAGTTAAAACGTGACTTTTTGGACTTAAACTCTTGCTGAATTAAACTTAATTTCTCATGAATAGTCATAACATATATATTACGTATTAATGGTTAAACTTACAGAAAATCAATAACTTGAGCTGGACTTACACTCTCGATTAACTTATTTATTGCGTCCCTTTTTATTTGCGATATTCTTACGTATGATGCTGTACCTTTTATTGCCAATTTGTCGGCTATTTCTTTAGCGGACATTTTATCACAGTCTAAGCCATAACTCATTCGCAGTACATCATATTCTTTAATGCTTAAATTAGATTCCATTATTGATAACAAATATTTATTCATTATATCAATGTTGTAGTCTTTTGAATTATCTGCTATTTCATAAAATGTATTGTTTTCATTATCTGTTTCATCTAAAGAATAAAAAATACTATTAAAAAACATTTCAACAGTTTTCTTTTCAGCTTCACAATTTTTACGCATATCATTTAATTTATGCTCAGGTATACGTATGTTACCTCTGTTTATATCAATAGCCCTTCTTATTGCACCTTTAATGCGTTTACTTAAAAAACTATTAAGTGTGCGTTGAGGTTCAGTAGAGTCTGTTATTTGGTTCCAATCAATTTTATCTACTGCTGCTATTAAACCAATAGCTCCTTCTTGAATTAAATCATTTATAGTCATAACTCCTGATGCCTGCTGTGAGGTAGAAAATTTACGTGCTATTGTTTCAACTAAACTCATATGAGATATAATTAAATCTTGCCTGCCGTCTCCTGTGTCAGGGATGTCGCCATAACTTGCTAAGTCATGTTTAAACCTAACATAATTTTGTATGTTATACTTCTTCATTTAATAACATTTTTTCTTGCTTAATTTCCGAAGTTATATTTCTATAAATTGTTCTAGTTGAAACGTTTAATAAGCTTGCAATTTTTGATATGGTTATTTTTTTATTATTGTCGTGTATGCCCAGCATTGCCTCATATATATCCGGTGCCTCTGCTTTTTTCTTTCTACCAATTATACTGCCTACAATTTTTAATTTTTCAGTTGTCGTTAATCCTGAACTATCTTTAAATATAATCTTACGTATTTTGTTTTTAGGTGGTTTATCTAAATCTTTTTCAAACACTTCATCAACTAAATTGATTATGCTTGTGTCATTAAGCTTTATAGTTACAAAACCATTATCCTTATCAGCAAGATAGCAAGTTAATTCTAAAATATCATCATAAGTAAGACTTTTATTTAAATACCAGAGAACAAGTACATGCCATTTAAAGGATCTATATGATGTAATTTTTGCCTTTGATCTAAATAGTTGGTAGCATTCATACGTACCATTCTCATAAAAGTTACCCCAACTAAATGTTTCAGAAGGGGTATCAGTTATTGGATCGCGTCGATATACGATACGTCTTCGATTAAAATACTCGAGTTTTCTATGCGACATTAGCCTGCTACTATTATTTAATTAATTTGCTATCGTCACATTTATAACAATACAAGATTTAAATGTTTTCTGTATTGTTTCATTCTTGTTCCAATAGATTGCATTTCTTTTACTTTTTTATTTAATTCTTTACCTTTTAATTCTGAAATTTCTAAAGAATTTTTAGATAATTTATTATGCAGATAATATAGATGATTTGATACTGCACTTACATGCTTACTTTTTCTGCTTTTTAGCTTTTTTAAAATCATTTGTTTTAGTTTTATGTTAGCATAAGTAGTAGAAATAATTAAAATATTTTTACAATATCTATAGCTGCCTCAGGGCTAAAGTATTTTAGTATACCATTTATAGCAGCTTCTTGTACGTGTAAAGGTACTTCTGTGTTTATTAAGTACTCTTCATGACCCCATCTTGGGCAATCAATTATAAGTGTACTCATTATAATTTATTTATTTTAATTTTTAAAAGTCTTATTTTGTTTTTGATTATATCAGCTTTTTCATATTCTTCATTTGCTACATATTTTTCTAATATACTTTCAAGCTTATGTAGTTCATAACCATAATATTCAATTTCTGATACATTTGCATTATTACCAAATTCATCTGAAACCATAAAAGTTTTAGTTTGATCTTCAAATGATTCTTGGTGTTTAACTAATTTTTGAAATAATAGTTCCGCTATTTTTTCTATTTCTTGTTCTGATAAGGCCATAGAAGTTATTATATTACTCATTTTTATTATTTATTTAATATATCTTTTAGTTTAGTTTTGTTCAAAACAATAGTTTCAGCAGCTTCAATAATGTTGTGTATAGCAATTCCTTCAGGCATATCTACTTGCATATCAGCTAAGTTGCCAATTTGATAATCGTGTACAAAATTCCACATATTGTATTGTAAATTATCTAAGCTATTTTTTGTAAGCGTATTCATATTTATTTGCTTTTATAATATGTTTATTAATAAATTTACCTATTGATTCAGAATATTTCATAGATAAAAAAGTATTTGTTGGTACACCAATATAGCTGTATTTTTTACCATCATTAAACTTTAAATCTAATATTTCATTTTCATAATCATATTCGGCTTTACTAATAGCCATAGAATCTACGTGTACTGTTTCTTTGTTTACTTTAATCATTTGTTAATTTATTTAATTGTTCTTCTAATATTTCAATGCGTTTTAATACACGCTCGAATGTCATATCAAACTCTTGAATACGTCCAGGCGGAATATATTTTCTATCTAATTTAACAGATATTTTATCATATACGTCATTCATATATGGGTCGTATTTAGCTTCAGTGTCGTATTTTTTTAAACCATTTATAACTGTAGCGTGATCACGATTTACTTCTTTACCAATAGCGGTTAAGCTTGCGTATCTGCAAAATTTTCTAGCTAATTTAAAATATATAAATCTTGCTTGCGCTAATTCTCTTGTTCTTGTTCTTGAATGTAAATTATTTATACTAAGTTCATATTGAACTAAATCAAATATTTCTTTAGGTCTAATTATTCTTTTGTCTTTAATATCCATATGTATTCGTGTTTATCTTGTAATTGTCCATAATTTATTGTGTACAAATTTTGTTTTGTATGTACGTTTGCCACATATAATAATATCTTGATATTTTATATACTCTTTAAAAGTAAATGGTTCACAGTCACCGTGCTGTTTTTTTTCTTTAGCCCATTGTTGTGCGTTTTGTTTTTGTTTATTTTTTATATAATCTTTAAGTTCTTGTATACTCATTGTGATAATTGTTTAGCTTTATAAGTTACATATGGTGTTGACGTAGTGAATGGGCCACCGTAAGCTGTTTCAATTAATTCAGCCATACGTAACCATATTCTTAAGTTTTTAATATCACCTGTTACAATATTATAAGATAATTCTGGCCAAACAACATTATGTCTATTACGAAATCCACTTCGTATTTTTGATCTATAATGTGTTATTTTAGATATTAGCATTGCTTCAATGCGATCATCTATTATATTAGGTTTTTCCATAAGTTTTCCAATTTTTTATTATAAATTTTCTAAAATTCTCAGCTTGCGCTTCAGTGTTAAAATCTTCGTAACCCCCTCTGAGCCCTTTATTGTATGACCATAGGACCCTAAATTGATTATTTATTGTTTGTTTTAGTTTAGTTTTCATATTAATTTAATTTTATTTAGTGGACGCGGGAGGAGTCGAACCTCCGTTTGCTGATAGTGTACTTTAGAACTTTGTCAGCACTTACCCGTCACGCCCATGACCGAAGGCGCAGCTCATTACCTGCATTTATAACTAGTATATATCGCTCGTCAGCAATCCTTCGGCGCTCTTAATATTTTATTTGGCATTTTTGTGCATGAAAATTGAATACACACAAGAAAATCCGTATTATTGTGAATGTAAAGACCTCACCGCCGGTTTTATTTACCCCTGCAGAGGTACGACGGTTTTTTGGTCTTACAACAAACACACACTGTTTGAAAAAAAGTTTATAGTTGTTGATTAAGGATATAATTAATCACTTGTTTTGGTGTGCCCGTCATTATATGTATTTCACCATCTTTATTTTTATATTGTAATTCGTAAAAATGAGGTCGGTGTATAGCAAATGGTGTATTGTATTTATTTCCTGCCATATTAATCTTCATTAGGATTATAGTTATCTTCTTCTGGGTATTCCCATTTATCTCTTGTTCGGGTATTCCAAACAGGTTTTTCGTATTTATATCCTAGTATAGGATTAATACCGTGGTTCCACCAGTCGCTTGGCATTGGTTTTGTTTCAATCTTATCATCCAATATTCCCATAGGGTCGTTATCAAATATTTCCTGTAATATTTCGTCTTTAGTTTTAGTCATCTTCTTCGTCTTTATGTTGTTCAATATAATCTTGTACTTCATACTCTGGTAAGTATGTTTCAAGATCGCTTACGTATACAATAGCATCGCTATCTAATTCTTTAATGCGATCAATAATATCAGTAAAGTTTGGTTGATAATAAAACACATCCATATCCCATTGCATATGTATATGGTCATTAGTCATGACGTGTACGTCGTAACTATCAGCGGTCATGTACTCGCTAATTTGTAAGTCAGCGCTTGGTGTGTAATCTTCTGTAAATTCAGCTACTTTAAGTATGTTTGCCAGTTGTGTGTATATGTTATTCATTTTGTTACTTTTTTAATTAATGTAAATAATATTTGTTGTTTTACTTTTAATTCTAATTCATGGAAGTCATCGCCGTCAAGCTCGCTTTCATCAAGTTGCCAGTGTATAACGTTATCGATATGCTCATCAATTTCTTCAATGAGGTGTGACGATATGTTTTCAATTAGTGTGCTCATTGTATTACTTTTATATATTGGTTTTCTTTATTCCATGCTTTACTAGTCATATACCCTGTTGTGTAATAAGTATAGTTTTCTAATAAAAACATCATTTCTTTGTATTCTTTAGTAGCCTGAGGGCGTTTACATTCCTTAATAAAATGTATTGTTTTAATTCCGTTATGGTCGTTACCATAAAATATCCATGTGTTCATCATAATAATTCATATTGTATTTGTATACATTGTGCACAGAGTGGTATTTCGTGTACATACTTATCCGCAAATAATTGCTCAAGTTCGTCGAGCGGTTCGTTACAATAGCTACACTCGGTCATGCTATTTCAAGATTAAGTTCGTTAGCTACATAATTAATATGCTTTGTAGTTGTTACGCTGTACGATCCTACACCTGGTACATGCCAGTTCATTCTGTATAGTTTATTATCTTTAATTTCTGCAACGTGTGTATCGTAAGAATATACGTCATTGCCAATTATTTTTAGGTTTTGTTTGTATCTGTCTAATTGCATTTTATTGGTTGTTTGTTGTTATAATTTCTTTTTCATCTTCTAGCTTATCAATACATTCAGATAGCTTTACAGTTATATAATTTTGAATGTCTTCGGTTTCAAAACCATCAGCCCATAAGATGGGTACAATTTTTTCAAGGCAATAGCGTACATCCCAGTCGCCACCCATTAGTTTTTCAATTCGCGTTACAGTTTGACGCATTTGAATGTAGTTGTTTAGTTGTGTGTTTGTGTTCATAATATTTAATTTTAATTGTTATTCGTATTTATTATCCGTTTATTAACGTGTTTGCTTTGTAATTTGCGTATAGCAAAATGGTTATGATAAATGGTATAGCTAATAAAATACCTGTAAAAAATTCTCCTGTGTAAAGGGTTAAGTGGTTCATAATGTTATCCTATTTGTTCTAATAATTTTTTAATTTTCTTTAAGTTTTTGTGGCTTATCTGTGCATTCATAAAGAATTCATAGTTAACGCCAAGCTCAACGAGCTCATCAATAAAGTCTACTGTGTCTTGTAGCTTATCGTGGTATTGTCTAATTAATGGGTTTGGTCTTGTATCTATCATATTTATATTGTTTTAGAATGAGTCTTGTCTACCCCAAGCGCCTTCGTCACTGGTTAGGTACTCGGCTAATGATTTATCTTGTTTTACAAAGCTATCAAAATTCATTTCGTGATTTGTAATGTACTCAGCAACTTCAATATAGTCACATTCAAGTGTGATGTGTGTAGATGAATGTGGTCGGTGTAATATCAGTGTGACGCGAGGGTCGTCGAGGTCGTGCTCGCCATAGATACGTTTATTACCTTTATATAGTGACCAGCATTTGTTACCGTTTTTTGAGTTGTGATAGCCGGGCATTTCACCAGCCATTACTTGTTTTACAATTAGTTCGTTGAATTTATTTCTTTTGATATGCATTTGTGTATAGTATTAGTTATTGATTAAATATTTTTTTGTTTCGGTATAGCTCAGTGGCCAATCATAATATTTGTATATTCTGTTTATTTTTTCTTCGCATGGAATGTCAAGCGTGTTGACCCAGTCCATTAAATTTGTGTGTGATGTATTCATAATTTTGAAAATATTTCTAAGATTAGTAATTCATTTTTGTAGTCTATTTTTTGTTGTTCATCTAACTCAAACATTGAATCTACATTTGCTGTGTGTTTGATAAAGTTTTTAGCCGTGAAGTAAATTGTGTCAATTTGTTGTTGTGTTAGTTGTATTGCTTTCATTTGTGTTTGTTTTACATTTATATTATCCATTTAAGATCGTATTAAGCTTGTAACTTTGTGTGTGCATAGTAGATCTTAGTTGTGTCAATATGGTTCCAGTGTGCATTTCGTGCAAAGGTTATTCTTGTTGTGCCTTTCATACCAATACCATAGAAGCCCATTTGTCTTTCAGTTTGCTTGGCTTGTCTTGCTAATTTCTTTTGTAATTGAGTATTCATAAAAGTGTGTATTTTGTTTGTTAGTATAATTTTAGTAGATGTTATTGTGCTTTGTCTCTCAGTGTGTTAATACCTTTATCAATTTTGTGTATGATCTCTTCACATTTTGTTTGAGCATGGTTGTCATCTTGGTTGAGGAGGTCGTACATTGCATACCTCATCAGTTCGAGTTCTAGTCTAGTAAATTTCATGTGTGTTTATTTTCATTTATATTATCCAGTTGAGGTCGTGTTTACTTTGTAAATTTTAGCATTCTTTCATACCATTCTACAATAGTTTCATTGTATTTCATTTCATTATCTAAGTTAACAATCTTATCTAATTCATTAATGATCTTAATTTCATTTTCTATTTGCTTCTTACTTCCCCAATAATCTTCTATATAAAAAGATGTTCTTTCTCTAAACTTTGCTAATTCTTTTACTATTTCTAATCTAACATTCATAATTGTTTCTTTATTTGTTACATATATATTATCCAAAATGGATCGTGCTAGCTTTGTAATTTGCTATACATTAAAAATGTATAATTGAAGTCGGAGCCTAACTAGATTATCCAAATTAGTTCGTGTTTTGCACGTAAAAAACTAAAATTAAAAAGCTAAAAAAAATCAACAATGTGTTATAAATGTAACGGGGGTGGGGTAAAATAAACAGTTTAGTGTAAGGGGCTGGTTGCCAATACGTTACGTGTAATACGTTACCTCTATATTTCTTACTAGAAAATTAAGTATCCCATTTATGTGACAATAGGGTATTAATATTATATATGTAGTAGGCTAACGTCGCACTTTTGATTTCTTTAAATAGCATGTAATCATATAAGTATGCAAGATTCATTTATAAAGAATAACTTATCTATAGTTATTATGTTTGTTACCGCTGTATTCACGGCAGGTGGTATATTCTCTGAGTTTACTTCACTTAAAGATGAAATACATTTGGTGCATGACAGATTAGATGAAAAGATTATTATTATAGATCGTCTTGAAACGCGTATACTTGAAATTGAAAAACAACTAGAGTATGAAAGAGGTTTGCTTGAAGCAGTTACAAAACGCAAGTAAACTGAATCATATAATGTAACGTACATAATTTAATTAAATATAATGAGCAAAGAAACAATTAACGTAAAAAGTAACGGTATACGTAACGAATTAAAGGAGATACGTAAGAGTATCGACGCACTAACTAACGCGCTTATTGAAATACATATCGCACAAACAAACAAACCTTATGAGAACATTACTAATGAGTGCACTTGTGGCAAGTCTGACCGCAAGCTGCGCAGCCCCAAAAAACACGGCAAATGAATTTAAGTCGTTAACTGAAAACTTAGACCGGTGTAATCCCGACGAAGTTGTATTAGCACAAGCTCTTTATAATAAAATGAAACCACTTAAAAAAGAATAATACAACGTAATATAACAAGTTATAATACATGCATGTAAACTAATTAGATTAATCTTAAAAAAAACAACCGATGGCATCACCATTTAAAATGAAGCCCAAAACTCCAATGATGAAGGCTTTAGTAGGTAAGCAAGCTAACTTACCTCAACAACTAAAAGAAAAAATACTAGCCGCTCCTGAGACAGCTAAGAAAGAATCTCCAGCTAAAAGCTACGGATCTAAATCAAAATCACCTGTAATGAAAGATGCAGATGTAGTATTAGATACCAAAAAAGAAACAATCAAAAGAGGGAAAAAAGGTTCTTACGAAAAAAGAGGGGGTGGTAAAAATATTATTACTACAGAAACTGTAGAAAAAGGAAGCAGAGCCCCAATTGGCACTACAATGTCAAAAAGACAAGGAGCCGGTAGAGTAGGTACAAAAGTATATGCTAGAATGGAAGGCACTGGCCCAAAGGGAAGTAAAGGTGCTATGGTAAGCTCTACCGTTTCAGGCGCTAAAGGAACTCGTACACTAGCAGACGGTACTAAAGTTGTAAAAGAAGCATCTGTTTCTAAAATAAAGAAAAAAGGTGTTGCAAAAGGGCCAGCTCCTAAAGGTGCTAAGGTTACTAAAAGAGCTTTAGGCGTAAAAGAAAAAACAGCATCTCAAATTAAAGCTAAAGGAACAACTACTTCAGGTAAGCCATCTGCAAGTACTGCTGATCTTAAAAAGAAGGAAACAGCTGGTAAATCACCTGCTAAATCTTATGGCTCTAAAAAGAAATCTCCTATGATGAAAAAAGGGGTTAAGGGTCTTAAAATGCAAAGAGGCAAAAAATAATGGCCAAACAAGTACTTTCAATATATGCAAAGCGCCGTAAGGCAGAGCGAGATAAAAAAGAAGCTATGACCCCGCGGCGCCGAGCTATGAAAGCAGAAAATCAAAGACTTCGCCGTAAGGCACAAAAGAATGGCAAAGATCTAACAGGATTAGACTATGACCATAATAGAAACCGTTTTGTGAGCGTACGAACAAATCGGAGCGCAACCAAATCTACAAACAATACAAAACGTAAATAATGGCAAGAATATCCACATACGATAGAGACCTCGTTTTATCTAGAGATGATATATTAATAGGGTCAGATGCACAAAATAGCAGTATAACAAAAAATTACTCAGTTGGGTCTTTAATAGATTTTATTAGCTTGGCATCCGATGGTGTTGTAGACACTAATTATTATTTAAGCGCTATAACAGCCGATCAAACTACCGGTATTGTAACTTTTGTAGTTAACGGTATTAATGATCAAGAGTTGACGTTAGGTACGGCGGCTTTTAGTGCTGTAACTGATTTTGCCGCAGATGATGTATCTTTCAATACATCTCAAGTTGTAGCTCAAAATGATATTACTGCGTATTATTTAAACGTAGCAGGTAATGGTACCTCTGGGCAGCTATTGTCATCTGACGGTGATGGATCGTTTTCTTGGGTAAATGCTGCTAGTATAGCTGATACTAATTATTTTTTAAATGGTGTTACAAGATCTGGCAATGTTGTTACTTTTGAAGTAAACGGTTCTGCTAATCAAAGTATGACTTTTGGATCCGCTGCTTTTGAAAGCGTTTCCTCTATAGTAACACAATTATCTTCCACTCTTTCATTAACAGACATAGATACATCTTCTTTAAAAGCTCTTGCTTATTTAGATACAATAGGTAGTAATGAATTAAACACAGACGCTGTTACAACATTAAAAGTAAAAGCCGAAGCAATTACAGAAGAAAAACTAAAAATATCTAACGCACCTACGTCTGGCTATGTATTAACATCAGATGGCACAACTGGTTTTACATGGGCTGCTAACTCCGCTAGCAATTATTTTCTTGATGGTGTAAGTAGGAATAACGAGGTTGTTACATTTAGTTTAGGTGGTGGCGGCACTGATGTTGATTTCACTTTTGGTGAAGCGGCTTTTTTAGACAAGCAAACATCTATTACAGATCGTAATGCTGCTAGGCTTGCTTTAGCTAATCACACACATATAATGTCTCATGTTACAGATGCTGGTGCTTTAGCAACAAAAACAACTGTAGGTACTGGAGATATAGACAACAGCGCTATAACAGCGGCTAAATTGTCAGCATCGACAGGTGTTAACGGGCAAGTATTGTCATTATCAGGCGGTAACTTAGCTTGGACAGCGGCTGGTGGAGGATCATCTAACTTTTTAGCATTATCAGACACGCCTTCTTCGTATACAGCAAGTGCTGGTGATATATTAAAAGTTAACGCCGCTGTAAACGGATTAGAATTTAGCAGCTTTAAAGTAAGTAATGTAGATAACTTTACGACGGTTAATACGGGAACCGCTGGTAAAGTTTTAGCAGTAGATGTGAATAATCAATCAGGCACTAATCATTTAGGATTAAAATGGATTGATACCTCACAAGTTGGTGCAACTACTTTTACAGGCTTAAGTGATACAGCTAGCTCAATAGGTGCTGCTCATCAAATTGCTGTTGTAAATGCCGCCGCAAACCAAGTAGAGTTTAGAACGCTTGATGCTAATATGATTCCTGATGATATTATTACATCTGGAAAAATTGCTGATGATGCTATAATAACTGCTCTTATAGCTGATGATGCCATAACAACTCCTTTAATTGCAGACAACGCTGTTGGTACTAGCCAGATAAACACTAGCGCAGTAACAGAAGGTAAAATTGGTACAGCAGCTGTAACATCAGGTAAGATTGGTAATTTAGCTGTAACAGAAGGAAAAATAGCAGCGAGTGCGGTTGCGCTTGCAAAACTAAAAAGTGATGTTACATTATCAGCTTTACCAAACGCTGCAAACACAAGAACAGCTTGGGATACTACAGGAAATACAAAAATTGACTGGTATGTAAACAGTAATAACGAAATGCAACTTTTAGCAGATGGCACATTACACGTTGACGGGGACGTTATTGCTTTTTCTACAACTGTTGCTTCTGACAAAAAATTAAAGAATAACATACAAACCATTGTAGATCCAATAGAAAAGATAAAACAATTAGATGGTGTAACGTTTAACTGGGCTAGAAACGGAAAACAATCAGGTGGTATTATAGCACAAGACGTACAAAAAGTAATGCCGTCGCTTGTTTCAGAAGTAAAAGAATTAAATGATACCTCATCACATCTTGCTGTAGATTACAATGGTGTTATAGGATTATTAATAGAGACTGTAAAAGAACAACAAAACCAAATAGATACCTTAAAAGCCAAGTTGCAGGCTTAATAGCAACAAAACCTTTTTTTTAACCAAAACCTTAAATTATGACCTATTTTTATTACAAGACCAATACGTGGTCTAATGAACCGCAAGTATCCGAAGAAACCAAAACACTTTGGGAAGACTACGCTGAAAAAAGCAATTGGAGAATTACTCAACTACCAAATGGTTATTATCAAACTGAATTTAATCGGAATAACCAATGGCAAGGAGTAACTCGAAGAGAAACCGTAGAAGGAGCAGAAGGAGCTATTGACTCTTCTATTGATCACTACAAAAGAAAACTTAAATTAACAGAAGGACCTGTTGTAGTGAAAACGTTTAATTAATTATTTAAAATTTAATCTAATGGAATTTAATCATCCTAGCGAAATTGTCAAAAATTTAAATTTTGGCAAAGACGCTAAAAGTAAAATTATGGCCGGGGTAGACAAACTTAACAAAGCGGTTTCCTCTACCCTTGGGGCCTCAGGAAAATGTGTTATATATGAAGATGGCACTGGCCGTCCAATAATAACAAAAGACGGAGTAACTGTTGCAAATAGCGTAATCCTTATGGATCCTGCCGAAAATATCGGTGCAACCCTCATTAAAGAGGCAGCTCAGAAAACAGTTAAAGAAGCCGGGGATGGTACGACTACGTCTACTGTCCTCGCTCACTCCATTCTTAGCAATTACAATAATAGTAATTTAACAAACTTAAGAAGCATAAAAAACGGCATAAATAATGCTGTTAAAAAAGTAATTAAGTATTTAGATAAAGAAGCAATTCCGGTAAAAGACGAGATGCTTACGCATGTAGCTAATATATCAACAAATAATGATTATGAATTAGGAAACATTATAGCTGGTGCTTATGAAAAAGTTGGAAAAGATGGTGTTGTTTTAATGGAAGAATCAGAAGATGATAAAACTTATACAGAAATAGTTGATGGCGTTAAATTTGATTCGGGAATTAAGTCTCAATACTTCATTACTGATAAGGAAAAAAATAAAGTTATTCTTGATAGTCCCTTGGTTTTACTTGTGGACACGGAAATTGAAACGATCCGTAAAATCCAATCGGTACTTGAATACGCTATAAAAAATAACAGAGCAATACTTATTGTTGGATCTGTAGGCCAACAACCTTTATCAGCTTTAATAATGAATAAAGCAAAAGGCAATATAAAGGTAAATGTTATTGATCCTCCTGGTTTTTCAAATTTAAGAAGAGAAATGCTAGAAGATTTAGCTGTTGTTACTGGAGCACAAGTTATTAATGAAGACTTAGGAGATGACTTAGATCTTATAGATGCGTCAGTTTTAGGAGAAGCAGTTAAAGTTGTTACTGATGAAAAAGACACGATTATAACTACTAGCAATATAAATAAAGAAACAGAAGAAAGAATAAATATAATTCAAAAGCAAATAAAAGAAGAAAAAAATCCTTATTTGCTTAAAAAGCTACAAGACAGAAAAGCAATGCTTTCTGGATCTGTAGGAGTTATTTATGTAGGCGCTAATAGTAAAGTTGAATTAAAAGAAAAGAAAGATCGTGTTGAAGATGCAATTTATGCGGTTAAAGCTGCGCTTAAAGAAGGTATTGTCCCTGGAGCTGGTGTTGCTCTTATCAACGCTGCTACTAGTATTAAGCCTTCCTGCCCTGGAGAAAAAATACTCGTTGATTCTATCAAAGCACCCTTTAATAAAATCCTTGAAAATGGAGGGATTAAGATTCCCGAAAAAATGACTAAAGGAAAGGGTATTGACGTAGTTACAGGTAAACAAGTAAGAATGATTTCTGCTGGAATTATTGATCCGGTGCTTGTTACAAAAACAGCTTTAAAAAATGCGGCTTCAGTTGCAACAACTATTATGTCTGCTGATTGTGTAATTTCAAACGTAAGAGAACAATGAAAGCAGTCAATAGATATATAATAATTGAAAAAATTAAAGAAGAAATTAAAACGAACAAAGGCGGTTTAATTTTAACTGAACAACATCAAAATGATATAAGGTATCAAAAAGCAAAAGTAATATCAGTTGGAAATCTTATTGAAGGTTTAACTCCCGAAACGGAAATATACTTTGATAAGCACGCCGGGTATGGCATTGAATTTGATGATAAATTATTTTACGTAATTAAAGAGCAAGATGTAATTGCGGTCTTATGAAAATAAGTGCGGATACATTAAGAGATATAGGTCTATTTAAATATTACAGGCTCGTTAGAAAATGGGCCTGTAAAACCTATAGTCTTAATGATGCGGATTTAGAATTACTTATTCATTTTGATTGTCTTGGTAAATTTACGCGTAATGATTATATCAAAGGCACCTATATATACTCCTGGGATAAAAATAGATGGGAAAGATTACGTAAAGATGGATGGATTGAGGTGTATGCGCATAGAAACAGAACTACAATAAAATATTCTGTATATAAAGTTTCAACTAAGTGTAAATATTTAATAAGCCGTATATATAGAATATTATTAGGTCAAGAAGATTTACCTATATCAAGAAGAAGCGTATTTAATAAAAACAATAGCTATAGCGATAAAGTATATAACGTTGCTATTGATAAAATGAATAAAGATTTAACAAGATGAAAAAAGCCCCACCTGTATTAAAAAAAAAATTATCCGAAGGAGTACACGGTATGACTTTTAATGATGGGACTATTCATATAAACAAAGAGCTTTCTCCAGTGCAACAAAAAATTGCGCTTAGTCATGAAAAAGTTCATAGAAACCAAATTAAAAGAGGTGACTTAAGATATGACGATAAGTATATATACTGGGAAGGGAAAAAATATTCAAGAAAAGGAATGAAAGAAGGAGCCGGTAATCTTCCTTGGGAAAAAGAGGCTTACAAAAAACAAAAAAGAAAATAATTATGGGAATGTCAGGACCAACAGCAATGCCTATTACACAAAAAGTGCATGCTACTAAATCAAGTGCTAAAGAAGAAATTTGTCCTACTTGCAAAGCTCCTATAGGAAAAGCGGGTAGTTGTTCTTCAACGTATTTACATGAAAGAAATGGCGGAAAATAAATTTGTTATTTCAGAGCACGTATCCTTAAAAGAGGCTACTAGATCTAATACTGCTGAAAGATTAGGAATAAATAACTTTCCTGATCCCTACACTTTATTAACAATGAAAATAACAGCAGAACAAATTTTTGAACCGCTTAGAGGAAAAATAGGTGAGCCTATATATATTACATCATTTTATCGTTCTCCAGAATTAAATAAGACTATCGGTGGCTCTTCTAAGTCGCAACATTGTTTAGGCGAGGCTATTGATATTGATGATGTGTATAGCAAAGCTTCTAATGCTGATTTTTTTAATTATATAAAAGATTATTTAGAATTTGATCAACTAATATGGGAATTTGGAGATGATTATAATCCAGCGTGGGTTCACGTTAGCTATTCTTTAGGCGAAAATAGAATGAGGGTATTAAGAGCTGTAAAAGAAAATAACAAGACAAAATATATATTATGGAACCAATAACTAAAAGGGTATCTCCTCTTATGAAGAAACCTCCCGCTCCATCAAAGAAAAAATCTTTAGGCTATTATAATAAAGCCAACCCCACGGGTACGGGCGGAAAAGCTGGAGGTGGAATGTCTCAAAAGGGTGTAAATAAATATAAAGCAGATAACCCTGGAAGTAAATTAAAAACAGCTGTAACCACTCCACCTAGTAAACTAAAACCTGGTAGCAAAGCCGCAAAGAGAAGAAAATCATTTTGCGCTAGATCTAAAGGTTGGACTGGGGAAAGAGGTAGAGCTGCACGAAGAAGATGGAATTGTTAAATTAATTTAAATGTCTAAAAAGCGCTTTAAGGATACCGGTGTTGGTAAATTTTTATTAGATAAAATTCCTAATGTTGTAGGAGCCATTGCAGGTGATACACCTGTGGGTTCTGTTATACAAGCTATTATTGGCGGGAGCGATATGAGTGATGCTGACAAGGAGGTAGCATTAAAAAAGCTAGAGCTTGAACGAGCTGAGATAGATGGAACAACGAGGAGATGGGTTGCTGATGCAAGATCAGGATCATGGCTTGCAGCAAACGTACGGCCACTAACTTTAGTATTTTTAGTAATTAGTTATGTATCTGGCTGGTACATGGGCTACCCTTTAGATGATATTACCGGACTTTTAACAATCGTAATTGGAGGCTATTTTGGCTCACGTGGCGTTGAGAAAGTGTTTGGAAACAATAAACATAAATAAAAATGGCAAGAATATTTACATACGATCAGGATGTTGATCTTAATTTAAACGACAAAGTTATAGGGTCAAACTCAAATGACAATATAACTAAAAACTTTTCAGTAGAAAGTTTGTTAGAGCTGGCTAATGCAGAAAACTTCATTAAACAATTTGATGGTATTGTATTTAAAGCACAAGACTATAATGTCGATACAGATCAATTTGGTATTATAACAACCGGAACAGGAACATATACATCAACTTCTTTTGCAAGTATACAGACATTATATATGTCTTTTAAAAATTTACAAAAACAAGAGGTAGATGACTACATAGATGTTTTAGCCGGGTATGATGTTCGTATAACCAAAAAAGGTGACACTAATAATTTTGGTATATATAGAGTTGATGCAATTGAAGATTCAACATCTAATACTTATAAAGTTCTTACAGTGTCTAACCAAGATGCATCAGGCCAATTAGAAAAAGGTGCTGAATATTATATTTCTACACTAGGAAATAACTTAAAAAATCTAAATTCTTTTTCAGTAACAGAGTTAAATGATGTAACAAGTGCTGGTTCTGGTGCTATTATAACAGACGGAGAAAGACTAACACTAGGCACGGTCAGTGGTAAGGTAAACATTACCGATATAGTTAACAATGTAACTACTGATGATTCAGCAAAAGTCTTAGCTGCTTCACAAGGAGTAGTTTTAAAAGGGTATATAGACTCAATAAACACTTTACTTACCTCAGACAATGTTAATCTTGATTCATTGCAAGAAGTTGTAGATTACATAGAGACTAATAAAGCAACTTTAGATTCTTTAAGTATAAGTAATATTGCTGGACTTCAAGCAGCATTAGATGGAAAGGTTGATAAAATTACAGGTAAAGGTTTATCAACAAACGATTTTACAGATGCGCTGCAAACTAAATTAAATGGTATTGCAACAGGTGCGGAAGTTAATGTAAAATCTGATTGGAACCAAAGCGACAGTGCTCAAGATGATTTTATAGAAAATAAACCAACGGATTTAACTGTTTTAAGCAATCACAGCGTAACTAGTTTGAATGATGTTTCTAATGCCGGTTCTGGTATTATTATAACAAGTTCTGAAAGAACAAAACTTACAGGTATTGCTGCTAATGCAGAGCAAAACGTACAGTCTAACTGGGCTGAAACTGATACAAACGTAGATTCATTTATACAAAATAAGCCTGTTATACTTGATCAAAATACTGAGTTAACTATTTCAGGTACTACTAATGAAATTGAAGTTGCAGGAGGTGCACAAAATTTATCAACTGACAGAACGTGGACTGTAGGTTTACCAAATAGTGTAGTAATAACAAATAATCTAACAGCAGATAATGTTATTGTAGATGATGTGTTGTCTTTTACAACAGCACAAACAAGTGTTACTCAAGATAATGCTATATATTTCAAAACAGAAAATAGCCATGATATACTAAACTTTAGATATCATGATCACGAATTACCTATAGATACTATTACTGAGGGCATTTCAACTGGTATCACAAGTGGTGGTATATTATCAAAAGCAAATAACACTCAATTTGCAATAACCGCTGGTACGGGTATTGTAAACGATCTTAACAAAGAGAATTCAGCATCAAAACCATATCCTGAAATAAAACATATTAGTTGGTCTACACAAACTGTAACGTGTACAGGCTTAGATAGTGGCTCAACAACTCAAAAAAATACTTGGATATATATTGATGCTAATGGTACTATCAATCAACAGACTACAAATTTCACAGACGCTCAAAAGTCAAACAATATTATAATAGGTTCTGTTATTCACACAAGCGGAACAATTGATTTTGTAAAAACATTTCCTATAACTGCTTATGGTGCTGTAACACAAATACAGGAGTTTACTAGAATATTTGGTCCATTAAAAAAGTCTGGACATAAAGTTACAGCTAATGGTGCAAATCTAAAGCTTGATAGAGCTGCTGGTGTGGCTTGGTCACAAGGTAGAGCTTACGAAGCTAACCCTAATAATCCTTCATTAGTTTCAGATGCAGCAAAAACAGAAGCAAAAATCCATAGGTATTATAGTGACGGATCTACAGGTCACACGTTGGATAGTAATGATGGTGCTGGTTATGATACTATAGATAATACTAAATACGACAATGCAAGTGGTACGCTACAAACAATGCAAAGTTCTAAATTTAGTGTACAAAGATTGTTTTATTTCCCTACAACACCAGATATAATTGTATCATATTATGGTAAAAACTATTATGATAGTATAGATGAGGCGCAAACAAATTATTTATTAGAAGAATTTACTGAAGCAGAAAATACAGCAGCACAAGCTATATATTTAGGAGCATTAATTGTTAAAGGAGGAAGTTCTGTATTAAATAACACAGATCACGCTAAAATACTGACATCTGGTGTATTTAGAAGTTTAGCTGCTACTAGTTTAGGCGGATCAGCTGCTGCTTCATCATTAAGTGATTTATCTGATGTAAACGTATCAACACCATCTAACAATCAATTTTTAAAATACAACAATACTAACGGTAGATTTGAAAATGCTACTATAACTACAGATACTATAACAGAGGGGTCTACAAACTTATATGATAAGACTGTGGCGTTTACTAATGGTAGTAATATTACTGTTACAGGAACATATCCTAATTTCACTATAGCATCTGCTCATCCAAATATAACTGCGGCAACAAGTTCTGATAATTCTGGTAGAACATACATACAAGATATAACACTAGATAGCAATGGACACGTAACGGGCTTAGCTACTGCTGCGGAAACTGTAACTTCAAGAACAGACGAAGAAATACAAGATATTGTTGGTGCTATGTTTACAAGCGGTAACACACTTACTCGTATTACAACAGCATATGATGATACTAATAATAATATTGATTTAGTAGTAGATGACCAATCATATACTCTACCCACAGCCTCTAGTAGCGCAAAAGGTGGTGTAGAATTATTTAGTGATACAGTGCAAACCGTTGCCGCTAATACAGTCAGCGCTACAGCTAGTAGAACATATGGTATACAGTTGAATTCAGATGGTCAAGCCGTGGTAAATGTTCCATGGGCTAGTATTGCTAATACAGACTCAGATGTATCAAATGCTAATTTATTAACTAGACTTGCCGCACTTGAATCGGCAGGAGGTGCTGCAGATCAAACTATTACAATTGGTGCGGATTCAGGTGACACTGTAGGATTTGCGGGTAATGTTGCCGTAACTGGTGATTTAACTGTATCAGGTACAACTACAACGGTAAATTCTGAAACAGTTACCGTTAATGATAATATTATTGTTCTTAATAATAACGAATCAGGAACGCCATCTCAAAATGGTGGTATAGAAGTTGAAAGAGGTACTTCTACAAACGCTTCTTTAATATGGAATGAATCACAAGATAAATGGTATGCTGGTCTTGCAGGAGCAGAAGTAGAAATACTTACAACAGCAAGTGAAGGTACAGGAAACGGATTAGATGCAGACACTTTAGATGGTCAAGAGGGATCGCATTATTTAGCGTATGCAAACTTCACTGGAACACCTACAATACCTTCGGCTGCTAATGATGCCACTATAACGCTTACAGCGGGTACAGGATTATCAGGAGGCCAGGCGTTTACAACAAATCAAAGTTCTAATGAAACAATAACATTTGATTTAGATTTTTCTGAGTTAACCGATAAGACTAGTGATATAAGTGCAGACACTGAATTTATATTACAAGATAGCACAACTGAATCAAGAAAAACCGCTAACGAGATATCACTTAAATATTTTAGAAATGATATAGCTGTAACAGATTCTGGTGGTAAATACTATATAGATGGCACACAACAAGCTGACGTAACATTGCAACCTGGGTTTAAATATAGATTCACGCACCCTTCAGCCCATCCACTTAGATTTTCTACAGATTCAAACAATAGTTCTGCTTACACTACAGGTGTTACAACCACATCAACTTATACAGAAATTACAGTTGAACAAGATACTCCATCTACCCTTTATTATTATTGTGCTAATCACGCAAACATGGGTGGTACGGTTTATGTAGGTGCAGGTGTTAGATCAGTTGGGACTTCAACGGGACTTACTGGAACTGTTACAGAAACAGGTAATATAGGTCTTGCAATAAATGATTTAACTGTTGAAACAACAATAGCTGATGCAGATGAAATATTATTTTATGATGCATCTGATACTTCCCATAAAACAATTACAAAAGCAAATTTTGTTAGTCAAACAAGTGTAACTGGTGGCGCGGGTATGACTCTTAATGGAACTACAATGGATATAGATGCTGATTGTAGAGACGATATTGAGCAAATAGGTTTTAATAGTAGCAACTATTACAAATCAACCGCAACTAAACATTCTTGGTATTTTGGTGGAACTCTCGCGATGGAGATAGATTCTACTAACAAAGATCTTTTGGTTGATGGTGATGTTATTGCATTTTCAACGACAACATCAGATATATCGTTAAAAGACAATGTAGAAACTATTGAAACTGCTCTAGACAAAGTACAAGCGTTAAGAGGAGTTACGTATACATGGAATAGCGGTTCACGTAAAGGTCAAAAAGACATAGGTGTTATAGCGCAAGAAGTGGAACAAGTTTTGCCTGACATTGTGTATAGCAAAACATTAATAGATGATACTAAAGTTAAAACTGTTGACTATGAAAAATTAAGTGCAGTACTAATAGAAGCTGTTAAAGAGCTTACAAATAAAGTTAATAAATTAGAAAAAAAATTAGAAGATGCCAATACCTAGCACAGGACAAATTAGCTTAAATGATGATGTAAACAGTACGCTGCAGGCAGACACAAACGAAGTGGATGTGTCGTTAGGTGATAATAATACTGTAAAATTTACTACACCAGCACTTGGTAACACAATCACCGGTAGATCTATGTCCGAGTTGCGTGGTGCTTCTTTGTTTTCAATAAATGAACACAGTTTAGGTGAATCATTACATTTAGATAATCCAACATCAAGTGATAACCATATTGTTATTGATCCAGCTGATTATAGAAACACTGCTGGAACGTTTAGTTTTTGGGTTAAAGAACACAATAAAGCTCACTCGAGTGATAATACATATATATCTACAGGTAGTAGTCAAACTGCTAGAATCTGGGTTAGAAAACATACTTCGGGCAGTAGTTTAGATAGTAAGATTAAAATAGCTGTTGATTCAGTTAACTTTATATCAGATGCTGTTGTTTTAGACAATACAGGGTGGTATCATCATGTTGTGTCAATTGATACGAATCAACCAACAGATGCTAATAAAATAAGATACTGGATTAACGGTATTGAACTTACTTGGGAAACTATTGGAAATTTATCTGATGGTCAAAATTTATATTTTGGTTATTCACAAGAAATAAATGAAGTATTTTATACATCTGGTTATGGGTTTGACGCAACATATGCAGATTTTAAATATATAGATGGTAAAGCATTATTACCAAAAGAATTTGGAGAATTAAAATACGGAATATGGGTTCCAAAAGAAGTTAATAAACAAAGCAGCGAATCTTTAGTTACCACTGGATTAGTATCAAGCTATGATTTTACAAATGGTTCATTACTAGATGGTACTGGTAGTAATAATGCTACATCTTCTAATGTAACTTTTTTAAATAACAATTATGGGGTTTCTAGTTTTAACGGGAGTAGTAGCAGAATAGATTTGCCGAACAATCCTATTAGTACTAATCTTACAGGTAGCGTATCATTATGGGTAAGTGGTTCGTCTCTTACAAATACTACAACGGCCGTATATATGATTTTATATAATAGAAACCCATATATTTCGCTTGATGTATATAATGGTAATTTAAATTGTACTGTAAAAAATAGTAGTAGTTCTAATACCACAATTAGTTATGCTACTTCTAATTTTAACGCTACTGATTGGTATCATATATCATATGTAGTAAATGGAACATCTTCTATTTTTGAATTATATGTTAATGGTTTAAGGGTTGGCACTGCAACAGCACCTTCAACAACACTTAATGTTGCATCAAGTGGATATTTAGGTCACGGGGGCGGGTATCAATATTTGAACGGTAAAATAGGTGAAGTGCAAATATATTCAAGTGGACTTACATCTGCTCAAATTCTTCAAAACTATAATGCTACAAAACATAAATATTTTTATGGTTTAAATGGATGGCATTTACCTTTAAGTAATGTATCAACCGGTAGCATAGATAGCAGCAGTAATTTAAAATTACATTTAGATGCTTCTGATAGCTCTTCATATAGCGGTAGTGGTACAAACTGGAATGATTTAACTAGTAATAATAACGACGGTACAATATCAGGAGCAAACTATTTATCTTCAACTAATGGTGGGGTATTTGATTTTGATGGTAGTAATGATTTTGTTTCTATTGCATCTAGCGGTTTGTTAACTGGAGATTTTACAATTGAAATGTGGTGGAAATTTGATACATTAAACAATTATAGAATGCTTTGGGGTGGTAGTGATTATGCGGGAACCAATACTACTGGTGGTTTAGGACATTATATACAAAATCAAACTGTTAGAACATGGTTAATTAATAGCTCTGGCAGTGCAGTAAATGTGGCTACGAGCGGCAATGTTTTATCAACAAATAAATGGCATCATATAGTATTAACAAGATCAGGTTCTAATGTAAAATCATATGTAGACGGAAAAGAGACTTCAAGTGGAACTTATAGTGGTGATTTATCTTCAGCAAATACTTATATAGGTGCTCATTATAATGACCCAGATTATCATGTTGATGGAAAAAACGCACAAACACGTGTATATAACAAAGCTTTAACAGCTCAAGAAATTATTACAAACTACCGCGCTACACAAGGTAACTATGAACAAGTAAGTACAGTAGATATATCTGGTAATGGAATTGCTTCAAGTGAAGGTGGGAGTAATCTCACGTATCAAGCACATACAAATTCAAAGCCTAATGAAAATTATGCAACCCTTAGAACACAATCTTTATTAAGTGGGCCTGGTTTAACTAAAGGTAATTTAAGATGTACTAATTCAAATAGCTATTTTGCACAATTTGAATCAACGCTAGCTGCAACATCTGGAAAATGGTATGCTGAAGTTACAGTTGCTGATGAAGGAAATAATACAATACAAATAGGAGCAGCGTCGCATAGAACGATACACTGGAATGGTAGCCCCACTAATAACCTAAATGGTATAAACACAGGATATACTCTTTGGAATATGGATAATGATTCCGCCGGTAATTATGCGGTTATATATGTTGATGGTTCTCGCTCTCAAACTTCAACAAATTACAAAGCTGTAGATGGAGATGTATGTGGTATACTTTTAAATTTAGATGATAGCGAAGTAACCTTTTATAAAAACAATGCTATAGTTGATCAAGTAAGAGGTATTACAAGAGCTTCAGATGAGCTTACATATTTTGTTGCTACTACAAGAACAAATTCAGGTCAAGGAGTCTTAGACTGGAATTTTGGTCAAAAAGCGTTTACATATCCATTGCCAAGCGGATATAAAGCTTTAGCAACGCATAATTTACCTGCAATTACTATAAGTCCAGATGATAAAGAAAAGCCAAGAGATCATTTCGATATTGTAACTTGGAACGGTAATGGATTAAAACAAGATATTAAAGGACTTGATTTCAAACCTGATCTTTTAATAACCAAAAACTTTACAAACTCAAGCAATTATCATTGGATATGGGTTGATAACGTAAGAGGTATTGATAAAGTCCTGTATAGTTCTCATGCTACTAATGTACAAGTTAATACTACTGATAGCTTTAAAACTTTTAATTCAGATGGATTTTCAATTGGCACTAATTTAGATTCACAAAACGCTGCAAATATTACAAAATCTGGGTATATAGCCTATGCGTTTAAAGGCGCGGGCGATGCGGTACCTAACACGGATGGAACTATAACAACTCAAGTAAGTGCTAATACCACCGCTGGATTTAGTATTGCAACTTATACAGGTGTTGGTTATCCTAATTCATCTACAGCAGAAATAGGTCATGGGCTCAACAAGGCTCCAGAGCTAGTAATTATAAAAGCTACTGGTGGAACTGGTCAAAGTGGCGGCGCTGGTGGTTGGGTAGTTGGCTCGTCTTTACTTGGAAGTGGTTGGGAAGGTAGTTTGTATTTACATAGTGCTAATGCATATTATAGTGGAATTAACTACTTTTGGAATGCAGCAGCTACAAGCGATGTTGTAAAACTAAAAAACGATTGGTATGTTAACGGTGTTAATAATAACTACGTAATGTATTCTTGGCATTCTGTAGAAGGATATAGTAAGATAGGGACTTATGAGGGTAATGGAAATGCTAATGGTCCTTTTGTTTATACAGGGTTTAAGCCTAAGTTTGTTATGATAAAAAATGTTGATGACGCAGGTAGTTGGATTATTCATGATACAGTAAGAGAGGCTTCTAATGATATGGTAAACCATATTCGTTTTAATACTACTGGAATAGAAGATGATGGAGTAAACGAAAGAATACAAATGTTTTCTAATGGATTTAAATTAATAGCTAGTGGTCAAAACGTTAATCATTCAGAAACATATATATTTATGGCTTTTGCCGATGATGCCGTACAGTACTCACAGGGTACAGCTAAAGAATCAGGTGTTGAAAAATTTATAGATCAAACCGATCAAGGAACAAGTGGTTATCCAGATGAATATTTTAAATCAGTAACTTATACAGGAAATGGAGCAAGTCAATTTATTGAAACTGGGTTAAAACCTGGATTGTCATGGCTTAAGAAAAGAACAAATGATACTAAGCATCACAGATTTTTTGATACAGTAAGAGGTGCCGGGAATGCTATTTATAGCCCATCAACTAGCGGTAATACATCAGATGAAGGAATTAGTGCATTTCACGATAATGGCTTTACTTTAGGCTCTGCCAGCGGAACAAATGAAAATACCGACACATTTGTTTCTTGGAACTGGAGAGCAGGTGATACAACTGTAACAAAAAAACCAACATATACATCAGCTGGTATACTTACATCTAATTTAGCATTGCATTATAACTTTGCTGATTCCAATACTTATTCAGGTACAGGAACTACTGTTTATGATCTTACGTCAAATGACAAAGATGGTACATTAACAAATGGTCCCGCATGGAAAACTAATGCATACGGTAATTACTTTGATTTTGATGGAAGTAATGACTATATACAAACAAATTTAGCTTTAACATCAACAAATGTAACAGCAGAATTTTGGTTTAACTCTGATGTATCAACATCAACAAATCAACCACTTTTTTTCACATCTAATGGAGGTAGAATAGATGTAAATATAGCTGAAGGTACTCCTGGGGCTAATGGGTACTATAATATATTGAATATTTTAGTGCCTGCAAGATACGAGTGGAATCATTTAGCTGTTGTTACTGAAGGTTTTGCAGGGTCATATTCGGGAACATATGGCTCAGCTATAACTTTTACTGTTTATTTAAACGGAAATAAAATTGCATCGTCAGGGTCGCTTACGCCTTATGCTCAAACTGCAAATGGTTATGAAGCTAATATGAGAATTGGTAGAAGCGGCGGCGGTTATTATTTTAATGGCAAAATTGGACAAACACGTATGTACACTGCTGTGCTAACACAAGCACAAATTAGAGCTAATTACGATGCTACAAGAACATTGTATCAAGGTGTTGGTACAACAGCTAACGTATTACAAACAAATCTTCAATTAAATTATGATATTGATGATTTTGATACATATGATTCTAACTGGGGTAAAGATAATAAAGTTGCAGTACTTAATGGGAGTAGTAGTATTATTCAATCATCAATTTCAAAGACTGTTTTAGCAAATAATTTTAGTGTTTCTTTTTGGTGGAAACCAAACTTAATGAATACTTTTCAAGTACCTATGGGTGGGTTATATGATGAAACTGGTAATATAGCTTATGGATGGATGGTTTATCAAGGTTCAGATAATAAAATGCATTTATATTGGATTATCTCTTCATCTCCTAATACGTCAAACAGTATAAGTAACAATGTTGTTTTAGAACAAGGAAAATGGTATCATGTCGTAGCTACTAAGACTTCTAGCGGTGCAAGCATACATGTTAATGCCCTTTCTGCCTCATCTTCACTGGCGCAAGGCAATCAATTTGGTATAGTATATAATACAAATCCCACTTTTTATATTGGTAAAAGAAATATTTCTAATAACTATGCAAATGGTTCAATGGACCAAGTAAGAATTTTTAATAAAGCTGTCAATGACGCGGAGGTGAAAAAACTTTATAGTGAAACACAATCACAAAATAGTACGTTACAAATATTAGGGGATACATCGTGTATAGCAACTTACAATTTTAATGGAAACTATAATGACTTATCTACTAATTATAATGGAAGTCAGTCAAATGTAACACTTGCTGATGATGCAATAATAACGGCTAATAGAATAACCGATAAAACTTCGAATAACAGATCAGGAACTTTAATAGGGGGCACAGTAAAAAAATCTAATATAGGTAAATATGTTTATTTAGACGGATCAAACGATTATATTGAAGGCCCTGCAGCTAGCAGTATAATTTCTAGCGGAACTACTGATATAACTATTGAAGGATGGGTTTATATGAAAAGTCATCCAAGTGCTTATGATGGGATTATAGGTACAATGAACGCGACAAGTCCATTTGGTGGTTGGATGATATATAATCATCATATAACAGACAATTATGGATTTGGTCTTAATGTAGGTGGTACTTGGACGTCTATAGATACACGAGCTAGCATTGATTTAAATGTATGGACTCATGTGGCAGCTACGTATGATGGTTCAATAATGAAATTTTATAAAAACGGTAAATTAACACTTATTCATCAAGTGTCTGGAACTATAGCTTACACTACTGGTGATCTTAATTTTAGAATAGGCTTAAATGCTAGTGCATATTCAGATATGAATTTTGCACAAGCTAGAGTTTACAGCGCTGCTTTATCTTTTGATCAAGTTAAAGCAAATTATGATGCAACAAAAGAACAATTTTATGGAGCATTAGTACACGCAGATGTTTCTGTAAATGATAAATCAGGATTTAGTATTGCTAAGTGGACAGGTACCGGTGTAAATGGAATTACAGTCCCACACGGTATGGAAAAAGCACCTGAAGTAATTTTTACAAAAGGATTAACAAATGTTACATCATGGGTTTCTGGAGTAGGAGGAATGACAGAGTATGAGCTTTTTGATTATATGCAAATAAGCACACAAGGAGATATATCTAACTCATCAACTTTTTATCAAGGATATAAAAGTACTGGATTTACAGCAGGGGTTTCATCAGCAAATGAATTTAATAAAAACGATTCAAATGAATATATTAGTTATTGTTGGAGAAGTATACCGGGTTATAGTAAAATAGGTGTTTATAATGGAACGGGCGGTGTAAATGATATATACACAGGATTCCAACCAAGATGGGTAATGATAAAACGCTCTGATAGTGATAATTATTGGGCAATATTTGATGCTGCTAGAGATAATGCGGGTGATATGTCACAAATTTTATGGGGAAACGCTGTTGATGTAGAAGCTGACGGAGGAAATACAAGCTCAATTTTAACTTCAGCAACTGGCTTTGGTATGGATAGCAGCGCAGTAGGAGGATCTATGAACGCAAATAATGGCACATACATGTACATGGCATTTGCATAAAAATTAGTATATTTAATAAATTAAATTTTATATTATGAAAAATCAATTAAACACAGAAGAATTAACTAAACTACAAAATCTACTAACAGTAATTCAAACAACAAAAGAGCAAGTTGGACAGGTTGAAGTACAAAAACACATACTTTTACATAAGTTTGATATTTTAAGTTCAGAACTTAATAAATTTAAAGCAGAATTACAAGAGTCTTATGGCAATGTAAATATTGATTTTAAGACTGGTAAATTTACTAAAATTAAAAATGATGAATCTAATAAGAAAGATTAGCATTGGGCGTGATTATAAAAATGATGCCATGCATTACAGTGTAGGTCAAGAGGTTTTTGGAGGCCATACAATCACAGAAATTATTGAAGAAGAAGATAAATACAATATTTTTATAATGAAAAATGAAGAGGTATTACCTTGGAAATCTTTTAATAAAAATATGGCTGTAGCAATTGAATATAATTTACAATATTGATGAAGCATTTACACGCTTATATTATAAAACCTATTAATGGTAGATATACTAATAATAAAAAAGTAGGTGATTCTAATTTAATTTTAAATACATCTATAGAGGATCATAAATTCGTAAATAGAGTAGGTGTTGTTGTAGAAACTCCTATAAACAATTCTACATTGCAAAAAGGCGATGAAGTTATTGTGCATCATAATACATTTAGAAGGTATTATAATATGCGAGGAAAAGCCACCAATAGCAGTAATTATTTTAAAGACGATTTATTTTTTTGTTATATAGACCAAATATTTTTATATAAAAGAAATAATAAATGGTACACTCCGGAAGATTATTGTTTTGTAAAGCCAATAGCTGAAAATAAAAAGCTTAGCGAGCAAAAAGAAAAGCCATTAATAGGCATTTTAAAGTATCTAGGGAGCCATTTAAGAAGCTTTAATCTTTCAGAAGATAATTTAGTAGGCTTTACGCCGAATAGCGAATATGAGTTCGTTATTGATAACGAAAAATTATATAGAGTACCTATAAATTCAATAGCAATTAAATATGACAGAGAAGGAACTGAAATCGAGTATAATCCAAGCTGGATATAAAGCGGTACACGAACTTATTAGAGTAGCTGAAGAAGAAATAATTGTAGATGGTGCGGAAGACGAATTAGCAGCAGATAGATTAAAAAATGCAGCAGCAACTAAAAAACTAGCGATATTCGATGCTTTTGAAATACTTTCACGTATAGAAGCGGAAAAAAATATTATGGATGATAAGCCAGCAGAAAGTAAAAAAAGTTTTGGAGGGTTTGCTGAAAAAAGATCTAAATAATGTACGAACAAAAGCTAATAAAAGTAATAAAGCCTATTAAAGAAAATGTTATTAAAAGAAATAACAGATATAAAAAATGGGTATATGGATATAATAAAGAATTTGATGTTATAGTCATTAGCAAAGATGGTACAATCGGAGAGATTATTGAAATACAGAATTTAGCGATAGCACTTCCGTCAAAACCTAAAAGCATTGATAATACTAATGACAAATGGGAAGCTCATATATATCCAAAAGAATTAAAACAAATAAATACTATATTTGATTGGGAGTCTTATCCTGATTCTTTTAAAAATAAATGGTATGCATATATTGATAGGGAATTCACTAGGCGTAATAAAGGTTATTGGTTTTATAATAAAAATATCGCTACTTATATTACTGGCTCTCATTATATGTACTTGCAACACACCAAGATTGATGTTGGGAAGCCAGACTACAGAGAAGCCAATAGAATTTTCTATATCTTCTGGGAGGCTTGTAAAGCGGACGTCAGGTCTTATGGAATGTGCTATCTTAAAAACAGAAGGTCTGGTTTTTCCTTTATGTCTTCAGCAGAATCCGTTGCTCAAGCAACAATTACTACGGACGCACGGTTTGGGATATTGTCCAAATCTGGTGCTGATGCTAAAAAAATGTTTACAGACAAGGTGGTACCAATATCCGTCAACTACCCCTTCTTTTTCAAACCAATACAAGACGGAATGGACCGGCCAAAAACAGAATTGGCATACAGGGTACCCGCAAGTAAACTCACCCGTAAGTCGATTACCGAAACTAGTGAAAAACAAATATTAGAAGGATTAGATACAACTATTGACTGGAAAAACACAGGTGACAACAGTTATGATGGTGAAAAATTAAGGTTGCTAGTGCATGATGAATCAGGAAAATGGGAAAGACCTGATAATATATTAAATAACTGGCGTGTAACAAAAACAACATTAAGGCTTGGTAGTCGTATTATAGGTAAATGTATGATGGGGTCTACTTCAAATTCTTTAGATAAAGGAGGTGAAAACTTTAAAAAGTTATATAATGACTCAGATGTTACAAAACGAAATAAAAATGGCCAAACTAGCTCAGGATTATATTCTTTGTTCATACCTATGGAATGGAACTACGAAGGATACATTGATACTTATGGACACCCTGTATTTAATACGCCAACAAACGCCACTTTTGACAACAATGGATATGAGATTGATACAGGGGTAATAGATTTTTGGCATAACGAAGTAGAGGGATTAAAACACGATTCTGATGGTTTAAACGAATATTATAGACAATTCCCCAGGACTGAAGAGCACGCATTCCGTGACGAAGCAAAAAATAGTATTTTTAATTTAAGTAAAATATACGAACAAATAGACTATAATGAAGATCTTGAAAGACAAGGTTTTGTAACTAGAGGTAGTTTTAGTTGGGAAAATGGTATTAAGGATACAAAAGTAATGTTTACCCCAAATAGATCGGGTAGATTTTTAGTCTCATGGACACCACCTAAAAACCTCGAAAACAATGTAATAAACAAAGGAGGTACTAAATATCCGGGGAATGAGCACATGGGGGCATTTGGATGTGACTCTTACGATATATCAGGAACAACTGATGGACAGGGATCTAAGGGATCTTTGCATGGATTAACAAAATTTAGTATGGAGGATGCTCCGCCTAATACGTTTTTTTTAGAATATATTGCCCGACCCCAAACAGCTGAAATGTTTTTTGAAGATGTTCTCATGGCCATTATTTATTACGGAATGCCGTTACTAGCAGAAAACAATAAACCAAGGCTTTTATATCATTTAAAAAGAAGAGGTTATAGAGGTTTTGCAATGAACAGGCCTGATAAAATTTGGAATAAACTATCAGTAACAGAAAAAGAAATTGGCGGGATTCCTAATTCATCTGAAGATATTAAACAAGCCCACGCCGCTGCTATTGAAACTTACATAAATAAATACGTGGGAATAAATGAAGACGGGGGTGGTAATATATATTTTAATAGAACACTTAACGATTGGGCTAAGTTTGATATAAATAAAAGAACAAAATTTGATGCAACTATAAGTTCGGGGTTAACAATAATGGCTTGTAATAGACATTTGTATCACCCAAGACCAAAAGTTGAAAAACAAAACGTAAATTTAAAATTTTCTAGATTTAATAATAAAGGATTGCATTCGCAAATAATACAATAGCATGGCAGAAACATTATTAAAAAGCTCATTCCCTAGTCAGATAGCATCTGACGTAGAGAAAGCAACCGAGGAGTATGGTTTAAAAGTCGCGCGTGCTATTGAACACGAGTGGTTCAAAAGAGATAGCGGTGCAACGCGATTTTACTCTAATAGAGATGAGTATCACCGTCTTCGCTTATATGCAAGAGGAGAACAATCTGTAAAAAAATATAAAGATGAATTATCTATTAATGGTGATTTATCATATCTTAATTTAGATTGGAAACCAGTACCAATTATCCCAAAGTTTGTTGATATAGTTGTTAATGGAATGTCTGATAGGCTTTATGATATTAAAGCTTTTTCTCAAGATCCTTCCTCTGTAAAACAAAGAACAGACTATGTTGAATCTGTATTAGCAGATATGCAATCAAAAGAAATATCTGATCAAATTCAGCAACAGCTTGGTTTTAATGTGTATAGCAACGATAGAGACAGCTTGCCCAAAAACGAAGATGAACTAGCATTGCACATGCAACTAGAGTATAAGCAGGCTATTGAAATAGCAGAAGAGCAAGCAATAAATTCTATATTTAATTCTAATAACTATGACTTAACTCAGCGTCGTATTAATTATGACCTGGCTGTTATAGGTATTGGTTGTGTTAAAAATGAATTTACTAATTCTGAAGGTATAAAATTAAAATATGTTGATCCTTCTGATGTGGTTTATTCTTATACTCATTCACCATATTTTGATGATATATACTATGTTGGAGAAGTTAAATCAGTAACAATCAATGAGTTAAAGCAACAATTTCCTCATTTAACTGATGAAGACCTTGCAAATTTATCAAAACAAGGAGTACAAACATCAGCCTCACATAATAGATATATAAACGAAGACTCTGTATTAGATGTTAATACAATACAAATATTGTATTTTAATTACAAAACATATAATAACGAAGTATTTAAAATAAAGAAAACAGCAACTGGTGCTGATAAAGCAATACCTAAAAGCGATCAATTTAACCCACCTAAAGATAATAGATCCTTATTTAGCAAAGAATCAAGATCAATTGAGGTTGTATATGATGGTGCTTTTGTTTTAGGAACTCAACAGTTACTTAAATGGGAAATTGCAAAAAATATGGTTCGTCCTAAAAGCGATACAACAAAAGTTATGTTAAACTATAATGTTGTAGCCCCTCGTATATATAAAGGTCGTATTGAATCATTAGTAAGTAGAATTACTGGATTTGCTGATATGATACAGCTTACACATTTAAAGCTGCAGCAGGTAATGGCAAGAATGATACCTGATGGAGTTTATTTAGATGCCGATGGCTTAGCTGAAATTGATTTAGGTAACGGTACAAATTACAACCCACAGGAAGCATTGAATATGTTTTTCCAGACAGGTTCTGTTATTGGTAGATCAATGACACAAGAAGGTGATATGAATCCAGGCCGCATGCCAATACAAGAGCTTACATCTAATGGAGGTAATAATAAAATAGGTTCACTTATTAATACTTATAATTATTATTTACAAATGATACGTGATGTAACCGGTTTAAATGAAGCTCGCGACGGTTCTTTACCAGATAAAAACGCGTTAGTTGGCGTACAAAAACTTGCAGCCGCTAATTCAAATACGGCTACAAGGCATATACTACAGTCAAGTTTATATTTGGCTGCTAAAACAGCGGAGGCTGTAAGCTTAAGAATATCAGATGTATTAGAGTTTTCTCCGACTAGAGATGCGTTTATATCAAGTATTGGTAGATTTAATGTGGCTACTTTAGACGATATTAAAAATATGCATTTGCATGACTTCGGTATATTTATTGAGTTATCTCCTGACGAAGAAGAAAAACAAATGCTTGAAAATAATATTCAACAAGCTTTAGCTAAAGATCAAGTTTATTTAGAAGATGCTATTGATATTAGAGAAATAAAAAATATAAAGCTCGCTAATCAATTATTAAAAGTTAGAAGACGCAAAAAGCTAGAGCAAGATCAAGCAAGCCAGCAACAAAACATTGAAGCACAAGCAAATGCAAATTCCCAAAATACGCAGGTTGCCGCTGAAATGGAAATTAAAAAGAATCAGTCTATTACACAACAAAAAGCAGAGCTTGCACAAATTGAAGCAGATCTTGAAATGCAGAAAATGCAAAATGAAAAAGAACTTAAGAAAGAACTTATGCGATTTGAGTTTGATCTTAATATTGCATTGAAAGATAAAGAAGGTGAAGTATACACTAATAGAGAACAATATAAAGAAGATCGTAAAGACGAAAGAACTAGAATACAAGCTTCACAACAATCAAAACTTATTGAACAAAGAAAAGATAAAAAAGGAGAGCAAGAGTTTGAGTCAGCTGGTAATGACACCATGGGGAGCGGCTTTAACTTAGAATCATTTGAACCCCGTTAATTTTATAATATTATATCATGGCAGAAGAAACAAATCAAGTTGAAGAAACAGTACAAGATGCTGTTGAACAACAAACAGAAGAAAAACAACCAATTGCTAAAGAGCCAGAAAGGCCTAGCAACGTATCCGTTGATGATGACGGAATGATTAAAGTAGATTTTAGAAACTTAAACAAAAACGACGATGCCGTTCAAGAGCAAAGCCCAGATGAGGTTTCTGTACGCGACCAATCCGAAACTAGCGGAGAAGTACAAGAGCAAAACGCCGAAAAAACAAATGAAGAACCTACCGGAGAAAGCAACACCGTTGACAATGAAAATGGGGTGCTCGAGCTCGTACAAGACGAAAAAGAGGTAGGAGAAGAAGCAACATTAGCGGATAAAATAAAAGATATTCCTAATAAGCTTAAAGAGGAGTCAGAAGACGTAAATAATAATCAAGAAGTCAACGAGTTACCGGAAAATGTAAATAAGCTTGTTGATTTTATGAAAGAAACAGGAGGAACTCTTGAAGATTATGTTAATCTTAATAAAGATTACTCCGATATGGCTGATATGGATGTTTTAAGAGAACACTATAGGCAGTCTAAACCTCACTTGAATGAGGAAGAAATAAGTTTTTTAATTGAAGACTCTTTTTCATATGATGAAGAAACAGATGATGAAAGAGATATTCGAAGAAAAAAACTAGCATTAAAAGAATCTATCGCAGAAGCTAAATCAACTCTAACTAATTTAAAGAGTAAATATTACGACGATCTTAAGTTAAGCTCAAAGTTAACTCTACAACAGAAAGAAGCGGTTCAGTTTTATGATGATTATAAACAAACGCAAGAAACATCTCAACAGCAGCGGTCTATATTTGAACAAAAAACAAGTGACTTGTTTGCCAACGACTTCAAAGGTTTTGAATACAAAGTTGGAGAAGACAAATATAGATTTAAAGTAAAAGATGTAAATAATGTGCAAGAATCCCAATCTGATATTAATTCATTAGTCAGCAGATTTGTTGATGAAAAAAATAATATGAAAGATGCGGCGGGTTATCACAAAGCTTTATTTACAGCTATGAACGCTGATGCAATTGCAAATCATTTTTATGAACAAGGAAAAGCTGATGCTGTTAAAAACAGTATGGCTAAATCTAAAAACATAGATATGAACCCCCGTGGTACACATCAAAATGTTACAACACAAGCGGGAATGCAAGTTAAAGCAGTTAGTGGAGATGATTTTAGTCGTTTAAAAATTAAAATGAAACAATAACAAAACTAAGATTATTTAAAAATGGGATTATTTTCAACAGGTGGTGCGTTTCCAGCCGGATTAACGCCTGCCCCAACTAAAAGTTTGTTTGGTACAAATTACCTAACATTCGATTCTGCCTCAGGAGGTGGAACATTTACACAACAATTTCTACCCGACGTATACGAAAAAGAAGTTGAAAGATACGGAAACCGTTCTGTAGCTTCTTTCTTACGTATGGTTGGCGCTGAAATTCCTTCCGCTTCAGATCAAGTTATTTGGTCAGAGCAAGGAAGATTACACATTGCTTATGATAGTGCATCTGCAAATACTACAACTGGAGTGGTTACCGAAAATGGCCACGCTGTACGAGTAGGACAAACAGTAGCTATTATTGAAGCTGGAACACATCCAAATGATGGAGTTACTTGGACTGCTGATAAAGTAGTAAAAGGTGTTGTATCTGCTGCAGCCACTAACACATTTACTGTTAAAGCTTACGGTGGTGCTACTCTTACTGCTGCTGGACTTACTTCTGGAACTGGCGTTACTGTTAAGGTATTCGTTTATGGTTCAGAATTTAAAAAAGGTACAGCTGGTATGGACGGATCTGTAGATGCTGGTTTTCAACAATTCAGCAACTCACCAATCATTATCAAAGATAAATATTCTATCTCTGGTTCTGATACTGCACAAATTGGGTGGGTTGAAGTAACAACTGAAAACGGAGCATCAGGATATTTATGGTATTTAAAGTCTGAGCATGAAACAAGGCTAAGATTCGAAGACTACCTTGAAATGTCAATGGTTGAAGGCGAGCTTGCTGCTGCTGGATCTGGGGCAATTGGAGATAGCTACAAAGGAACTGAAGGTTTATTTGCTGCTATTGAATCTAGAGGAAATATTTATCAAAACTTTAACTCTGGAGAAGACGCATTAGATAACTCTGATGGTGGCGCAAGGGGTGGTTTACAAGATTTTGATGAAATTCTTAAGAATCTTGACAAGCAAGGAGCCATTGAAGAAAACATGCTTTTCTTAAACCGTGCTACTGCATTGACTTTTGATGATATGTTAGGAGCTGTTAATGCTCACTATAATGGTGGATCATCTTTTGGTGTATTCAACAATAGTGAGGATATGGCACTTAACTTAGGATTTAGCGGTTTCCGCAGAGGTTCTTATGACTTCTACAAAACTGACTGGAAATATCTTAACGATGCTTCAACTCGTGGTTTAGGTGGAAACATTGATGGTGTACTTGTACCTGCCGGTACTTCTACAGTATATGATCAATCACTTGGTAAAAATATCAAGCGACCATTCTTACACGTACGTTACCGAGCTTCTGAAGCTGATGATCGTAAAATGAAATCTTGGATCACTGGATCTGTAGGTGGAGTTTATACTTCTGACGTTGATGAAATGAATGTACACTTCTTATCTGAAAGATGTTTGTGTGTTCAAGGTGCGAATAACTTCGTATTATTTAAGACTGCTTCACAGGTAGCTTAATACTTAATGTAAAGACGGGGCGTCTTCGGGCGCTCCTATCTTTACTTTTATTAATTTTATTATATTATATCATGGCAACAAAAACAACGGCTAAAAAGCCGCAAACCCCAAGTTGGGTTATAAAAGATAGATCTTATGCTCTTAAAGGTGGTAAACAACCTATAACATTTACATTAGCCTCAAGGCATCATTCAAGAACACCTTTAATGTGGTGGGATGAAGAAAAAGGTTATTCAAGAGAATTAAGATATGCTACCAACCAAAAATCACCACTTCGTGATGAACAAAAAGGTAGATCAACATTAGGACATATTGTTTTTAAAGACGGTTTTTTATACGTATCAAAAACAAATCAATCATTACAAAAACTATTATCATTATATCATCCAGGTAAAAATGTTATTTATGAGGAATTGGATGCTGTCCAAGAGGCTCAGGATGATTTAGTTGATTTAGAATTAGAAATTGAAGCTTTAAACATTGCAAAATCAATGGATTTAGATCACGCTGAAGCAGTATTGCGAGTTGATCAAGGAAGCTCTGTTTCATCTATGACTTCACAAGAAATAAAAAGAGATATATTGTTGTATGCTAAAAACAACTCTGCTCTTTTCTTACAGTTAGCAAATGATGATAATGTTCAACTAAGAAACTTTGGTATTAAAGCATCTGAACTTGCTATAATTAACTTATCAGCAGACCAAAGATCTTGGCATTGGAGTAAAACAAAAAGAAAATTATTCTCTGTACCTTTTGATGAAAATGCTTTTTCAGCATTAGCCGCTTGGTTTAAAACTGATGAAGGGACTGAAGTATATAAAGCAATTGAAAAACAATTAAAATAACCACCTTGTAGTGATATGGGTCACTACGGTGGCCCTATCATTATAAATATAAAATTATGGCAATAAGCGTAGATACGGTATACCAAAGAGTACAAGCCATTCTTAATAAAGAGAATAGAGGTTATATGACTCCACAAGAATACAACCTTTTAGCAAATCAAGCTCAATTAGAAATTTTTGAGCAATATTTTTATGATCTTAATCAGTTTAATAGAGCTGGTGAGATTACTAATGAATACGCTAATATTGTAAATAATATAAAAGAAAAAATTAATTTATTTCGAACAACATCTTCACTTACAAAAGCAAATTCTGTTTTTACATTACCTTCAAATTTATATAGGCTAGGCACTGTTTACTATAATAATACAACAGAGCTAGACGCTATAGACCAAAATGATTTTTTGCATATTAACGCATCAAAATTAACTAAGCCTGATATTAAAAAACCAGTATATATTAGAAATGGTAATGAATTAACTGTATATCCAACAACCATTACCGGTTTATCTTGTACGCTTATTAAAAAACCAGCACAAGTTGTATGGGGCTATGTTGAAATAAGTGATGTTGCAAAATATGATTCATCTACAGCAACTGATTTTGAATTGCATGAGTCAGATGAAATAACTGTAGTATATAAAATATTAAGCTACGCTGGCCTTGTTATTAAACAGCCAGAAATAAGTCAAGTAGCAGAACAGAAAGACAATTTAAAAGTTCAAAAAGAAAAATCATAATAGATGGCTTTAGCACAATATACACAAAAAGACTACTATAATAGTAAGAATCAAGGCTACTATCAATTTGTTACAATAGATGATATAATAAGTAACTTTTTAGTTTCGTATGTTGGCGATGATAAAATTATAAAGTCAGCAAAAAGAACAGAAGTGTCTTATCATGCTCAAAGAACTTTACAAGAGCTTAGCTATGATACTATTAATAATGTAAAATCTATTGAAGTAGAAATACCTCCTTCAATGTCCATCCCGTTACCTCATGATTTTGTAAATTATGTAAGAGTGACATGTTTGGACGATTCCGGTATTGAAAGACCTTTAAAACCTAATCAAAATACATCAGCTCCTGTACCTTATTTACAAGACGATGATTATAATTATTTGTACGATGATAAGGGAAATGTTTTAATAGGTAAAGAATCGGAGGCTTCAAAAAGATTTAAAGGACAAAAAAATAATTCTTATAGCACAACAGATGCATCGGATATTACTTATTTAGAAGAGGGATATGGATATAATGTTGATTATGGAAAAAGATATGGCATAGATCCTGCTAGTGCAAATAAAAATGATACATTTATAATTGATCAGCCAAGAGGTGTTATATCATTTAGCAGTGGCGTAAAAAATAAAATTATTATTATAAAATATGTTTCAGACGGCTTAAATACCGATGAAGACATGCAAGTTCATAAGTTTGCTGAAGAGGCAATGTATAAGTCTATCGCTTTAGGTATTATGTCAGCCAAAGCTAATATTCCTGAATATCAAATAAATAGAATAAAAAAAGAAAAGAAAGCGGCTATGCGTTCAGCTAAACTTAGATTAGCTAATATAAACATAGAAGATCTTACTCAAGTAATGAGAGGTAAATCTAAACAAATTAAACACTAATGGCAGAACTAAAGCATACTTTTACGTCAGGTAGAATGAACAAAGACCTGGACGATAGACTTATACCTAATGGTGAATATACTGATGCTTTAAATATTCAAATTTCATCATCAGAAGGATCTGATGTTGGATCAATAGAAAACACGTTAGGTAATGAACTTTTGTCTGATCTACAGTTACAAAATGCAAAAACATTAGGCAGTATATCTGATAGTAAAAATGATAAAATATATTGGATAGTAACTTCTGATTCTATAGATGCTATTTATGAGTTTGATGAAAAGACTAAAGAAGTAAAACCTGTATTGTTAGATGAAAAAACAATTCAAACAATTACAATAAAAGATGTTTCTGTATATTCAAATGTAGAAGGCGAGTTATCTTTTTCATATAGTGAGTTAGAGTTTAATAGTTTATTAGGCAAAAACTTAGAAAAGGCAACGCCCGATTCTCCTCAAAAATATGGTTTAACACATAGTAACATAGATATAGAGTGCTCAGAAATTGATTTAAAAATTACAGCACCAAAAAACACAAGTGTTTTAAATAATAACAATGAAAGTATTGAGTTTAAAAATATACCATACAATGGAAAACATTTTGGAAATTTAGATATAAATTTTACATATACCGATTCTGGTTTTTTAAATTTTTCAAAAAATAATTTAATAACAGGTATAAATATAATTGATGGTCTTTTGTTTTGGACAGATAATGTAAATCAGCCCAGAAGAATAAATATATCTGAATTTAAAAATTACAAACACATAGCTAATCAAACGCAGATATCATACAAGTATAAAGACTCAAATGGTGCTTTTAAAATTGATTACAGACCAATAAATGAAGATGACATATCTGTAATAAAGAAAGCTCCTCTAAAGGCTCCTAACTTAACTTTATTTGATACTGACATAACTGGTAATACTACGATTACAGCACAGGTTAATTTTGTTGATAAAATAGCCGGTGATGAAGTTGATATAGTTGATTTTGGTGATATACCTAATTGGGTTGTTGGTCAATCTGCTTTGTTTGTTACAGAAGACGCTGATTTATCATTAGAATGTAGGATACAAAGCATTGATGCTACCAATAAAAGTATTAAAGTTGTTATTTCTAACATAGATTCAGACGACCCTGTTAAACAAAGTCATCTATTTACGGCAAATTTAATAGAAGAAGATCCTATATACGAACTAGCTTTTGTGAGATTTGCATATAGATGGAAATATAAAAACGGAGAATATTCTGTTTTCTCGCCTTTTACACAACCAGCTTTTTATCCAAACTTAAAAGTAAACAGAAACGGTTTTAAATATGATGGTAAAGAGGCCTACAATTACGGCATGATAAACCAAGTCCGTAAGGTTTTATTAGAAGATTTTGATTTAGGATCAGATGAAGTAGAGGATATTGAAATAATATTTAAAGAGACCAGAAATAACAATATATATATATTAACTACTAAAAAAAGAATAGATTTTGAAAATTCTTTTACAATAAGAAAAGAGCAAATTAAATCGTTGGTAGCTAATGACCAGTTACTAAGACAGTGGGACAATGTACCAAGGAAAGCAAAAGCACAAGAAGTTACTGCTAACAGAGTTGTTTATGGTAATTATATACAGAATTATGATGTATTTAAAGACCCTAATTTTGATGTTAAACTTAATACCGCAAATGCAGACAGAAGAATAAGTGTTAAGTCAAATCGCAACTATCAACTAGGCGTTGTTTATTCAGATGAATATAACAGACAAACACCTGTTTTTTCAAATGATACAGGTGTTATAACTGTACCAAAATCAAAGTCGTCTGCACAAAACAGAATATCTGCATCTATTACAACACCACCCCCACCTTGGGCAACACACTATAGGTATTTTATAAAAGACACATCTGGTGAATTCTATAACTTAGCAGCAGACCGTTTTTACAATGATGTTGAAAACGGTTTTATGTATATAAGTTTTCCTTCTTCAGAAAGGAACAAAGTCACAGATGAACATTATTTGTTGTTAAAAAAGAATCATGGAGATAATAACGCTGTTGATTCTACTGAAAATAGATATAAAATAATAGACATATCCGCTGAACCGCCTGAATTTATAACTGCTAGAAAAAGAACCGTAAGATCATTGGGTAATTTAGTTTTTACTGATGACTATAAAGGCTCTGGTGGAGGAGTTACAATAACCAACAAAGATGATGCTAGTAATGCTGCACCGTTGAATGAAAGAGCAAGCGTACAGTTGAAACAAGCTAATGGTAGTTCTAACGGTGTAGAATTAGAAGAAACTAAAGAAATAAGGCCTGGTAGATATATAAGTTTTGAGTATTTAGGTAAAGAATCAAAAGCTTATAAAATAAAAAGACTATCACAAGATCCGGCTGGGTCTAATGAAATAAAAATAGATTTTGAAGAACCTTTTGGAGAAGATGTAGAGATAATATATAATAAAACAAGTGGTAATCTAGGAGATCCAAACACAAATCTCGGGGTTAGCATGAACGTCTTAGAAGAGTTTATTGACGCTGGTGATAAAGAATTTGATGGAAGATTTTTTGTTAAACTTAAATCTAACTCTACTTTAATAAATTCTATAATAACACAAGATATTGGAGGAGTTAGCTATTTGGTTAAATTTGATTTTAACATGATAGGTATATACTCATCAAAAGATGCTAGTGGTACAGGTAGATCTGGAGCTAACAAATGGAAAAATATAAACAGAGGTAAAGATAGCGCATCTGCCAACCCAAGAAATGATTTTGTTATTTCTAAGGGAGGAACTGTGACGCCTGGTAGTACTTATGAAACAGGCAAAAGACACGATGCTGGTTCAATAGAATACAATATCACAGTAGAAGCCTCTACGAGACGTAGAAATTCTGAAGTTGATAAATTACAAAAAACAGCTAAAGTTGGTAATTTCGTAAGATTTGTAAATCCAGATGGTACTCCACATCACGATAAGGTATATGAAATTGGTCAAACTTTAAGAACCGCTTACGCTACAAAGCATGGTGGTGGTATTTTGGTAAAAAGCAGAAGTTATACTGAATTACACTTTAGGTTTATAGATGAAGATGGAAATTTTCAACCATTATTAAAAGATGTAGTAACAAGAGGTGACGACACTTGGATGAATGAACCAAGGATGGAGATATTAGAGGAGAGAGTAGAAGAAAATCTAGTAGTAAAAGAGCCAGCTATATTTGAAACAGAACCGTTAGAAAGTAAAACAGAATTAAATATATATTTTGAAGCTTCAGATATACTTTCTATCAGCACACACAACGAGAATTACAACTTAAACTGGTATAATTGTATTTCTTTTGGTAATGGTGTTGAATCAAATAGAATAAGAGATGATTATAATGCTGTGTTTATAGACAATGGTGTCAAAGCTTCAACTGTTTTAGATGAACCATTCAAAGAAGAACACAAGTTTAATTCTTTAATATGGTCGGGTATAGTTAACTCAAGATCTGGTGTTAATAGATCTAATGAGTTTAATATGGCAAATCCAATAACAAAAGATTTTTTACCATCATATGGAAGTATACAAAAGTTGCATGGGTGGAATGATTCTATGGTTGTAATTTGCGAAGATAAAACACTAAGGGTTTTAGCTAATAAATCAGCTCTTTACAATGCTAATGGTTCTTCTAATTTAATATCCGATAGCAGAGTGATAGGAGATCCTATAGAATATAATGGTGAGTTTGGTATTGGTACTCATCCAGAATCTTTTGCTTCACATGGTTTTAGATGCTATTTTGCTGACAAAACTAGAGGTGTTATTATTAGATTATCAAAAGATGGATTAACTCCAATATCAAAAAACTATATGAACAGTTTTTTCCGTCAAAGATTATTTACTGCAGATACTTTTTATGGAAGCTATGATGCAAGAAGAAAGTTGTATAATATTTCTTTTGATGGGTTAGATACTGTTTGTTTTTCTGAGGATGTAAACGGTTGGGTAACAAGGGCTTCTTTTATTCCTGAAAACTCTGTGTATTTGAATAATATTTATTATACATACAGAAATGGTGAATTGTGGCGGCATGACAGCGAAAATGTTTTAAGAAATAACTTCTATGGTACGCAATATAATTCTGAAGTTGAATTCATAATAAACGAAGATCCATCTGTTATTAAAAAATATAAAACTTTAGGATACGAAGGCACCAGCGGTTGGGTTGCAAAAAAAATAACTACTGATCAAGTCACTGGTTTAGAAACAACTTTTACACCGAAAGAAAATAAATTTTTTACCAATATAACGCAAGAATCAAAAAAACTAAATACTCTAGATCACAAAAACTTTTCTACACAAGGTATAGGTAGATCAATAAGAAAACCAAATGAAATAGATTATGATGTTACTGTGGGTGCACAGGATCTTGATGATTTTAATGTTAAAATAATTGATGGTCAGTCTTGGAGTAGTGATATAAAACAATCGATAGAAATAAAACAAGATGGTAGTATAGATGATGTTGAAATAATATTAATTCCTACTAATGGTTATTTAATAGAAAAAACACAATTTACAACGCCTAGTAATTTAATAACTGTTGAAAACTCTTCACCAAACGTTATTGTAAAAACAAAAGGAGAATATCTTGAATCTTTAAATCCATCTAATAACGAAACTAAAAATATTACATTATCTGGAAAATCAGTGTTGAAACCAGTAAAAATAAGTGGTACTTATAGTGTAGAAGGTCCTTTTGTAACAGACGATATTGGAAACGGTAATTATCAAATAACAGAAGATCCAAATACGGTTCAACAGATAAATAAAAGAATAATAAAACCTATAGATGGTTATTATATTAATGTTGAAGATATAACTATAGATAATCCTTTAATTTCTATAAGTAAAAACAAATTAGATAATGGAAATGTTGAAGTTGTAGAAACTATAACCATACCAAGAACAAATTCTGCAAATATAAACTACACTATAAGTGCTGTAGCTCATAAAATAATAATACCTGATAAAATAATATTTACTAAAAATTTAAACACTAGTGACATTGATAATAATGGTGAGACTAGAACGTTGGTATTAAACGGTGAAAAAAACGCAGAATATGAACTTGTTTTTTTAGAAGGGTCTAGTGTTATAAAAACAGTTAATGGGAAAATACCATCTGATACTTTAAAGTCTTATATAGATTTAGTTTTTCCAGCTGGAGATACTGCACAGACATATACTGTAAAGTTGAAAACAGTGTCGGGAACTGTTTTTTCTAGTACTTTTGGTGATGAAACTTTTAATATTTTTAGAAAAGTTAGATATGTCAATGATATAACGTTTACTGTTAATATTGGAAATAACATTACAACCGCGCAGTCTTTAACAAATAGTCCTGTTATTGTTTCTGGTTATGTAGATGATATTGCTGATATTGATTTTACATTTTCATATACATTAGATGGAACTGGCTATAATCTTAGTAAGATTCCTGTTATGGACGACATAGTTTTTGATAGTAACGACACAGAGACAAAAATAACATTTAATACGTTTACTTTAACTACAGCAACTAATGATACTTTATTAATAAAGGGTAATTTAAAATCTACTAGTTTTATTGAATCAGAGTTTTTTGAATTAAACTTAAATAATTTATTAGAAAAAAACGTAACAATAACTTTTGCTTATTCTAATACTATAGCTGGTGGATCGGCTACGTCAAATTATACTATAGCTGGATATAACGGTGCAAGTGTACCTTATACAGTAACAACAAAAGCAAATAAGCCACACACGAGTATGATTAATCGTCATTTTTCCTTAACTGCGGCTTCTGGTTATAAAAATAAAAAAACATTTACTAATATAATACCTTTTAAAATATATGACTCATCTAATAACGATGTTACAGCAACCTTTGCTTTTAATGAAAAAGTTTCATTTGGTTCTTACAATAGTGTTAACAATAGTGAAATTGTCGTAGGTTTTAAAAATAAAACTTTTGTTGCGCCCTCAACAAATCAAACATATACAATCAGACCTTTAGAGGAGCTTTTTGAAGCTAATACCGGTGTTGAAATAAGAGCTCTTATAGCTTTTGCAACGCAATTAAAATCATCAGGCTTTACTAAAATAAATGGGTATGCAAGTTCTGAATCATATAATTCAACTCTTTACACTGCACCAGCCGGTTCAACTTTTGAAAATGGACCACAAAATCAAAGAACGTTTAGAAACATAGACAGTATTGTACGTAATGTTGATGGTTTTAAACAAAGATGGAAAGGATCTAATGGTTTAGAAACTTTTTTTGCAGGTAATGGAATACAAAACGTAAATAATTCTTTTAGTGATTTAACTTCTGGTAGATATTGGATTACTGATGGATCTGCGGGAAATAAATTAATACAGCATGTGATTAAAATGCCCGAAAGTTTATTTTATTGGTGGGATCCAGATAACACTAGCACATCAAAGTATAATATAACAAACTTAGGTAGTTATTTTACAAAAGCAGCTGCTGGTACTTATACTGATATATTTGGGGATTCAAAACAAGTAACAAATACTTTTGAAGTTAGCGCGGACGGTAAAACTCTTACGGTTAATATGCTAGTCAATTTTAATAACAATGCCGTTGGTAACGCTTATTATGCACCAGAACTTACAATAACAGCAGTTAACGATCATCCTAATTTTTTCAACAAATATCTTGCAAAAATAGGAAATTTTGATCACACAAGTAATCCATGTAATTTAGTTCATGACGACAACGTAGATTTTGTAGATGTTATTTCTAAAGACTCACCATTAAAAAAAGGTAGTCTTATTTATTTAAGAACAAATGATGGTGATTTAGCGTATGTCGGTAATAGATTTCCTGTGTATATAAAAGATAATCCAAACCTTGTTTATAGTGATGAAAATAAATTTCTTAATGCAGGTGGATCAGCTGTACCTAAAGGCCATTACAATTTTTTGCAAGGAGAAGCTCCAATAACTATAGAAGAAACAAATTGTTCAATATCAAATTTTGACGATGATCCATCATACCTTGCGTATAAAGGTAACATGGGTTACACAAGAAGCATACCGTCTAACAGTGGTGGTATTATTCAATACCAAGAGTTTTATCTAGAAAATCCAGCTTATGCAAATAAAGAAATAACAGTAAAAGGAACTTATTTTGACCAAAGATATACAAATATATCGAACGTATCCGGAAATAATGTTTCTAACAATTCTAGAAATAAACAATTAATGATCGTAACATCTTCTTCTTATCCAAAAGGTATTTATGCTCAAAAAGCAATTGAACACGTAGAAACATACGGCTGGAAAGTAACTGATCCTTCTTTAAATACTTGGGAAGCAAAAGTACAAATGGATTCGAAAGGTAAAGGTACGCTTACTATAGGTGTTCAAGTATATTCAAATGTAAATGTTAATGGGTTACGTTTGTATAGTCCACAAATAGTTGGTGCTTCAGGTCCAACAGCTGATTTAAAACGTTTAGGTGCTAGTTATTGGGATTTTACAAGGATGATAATAACGTCGGGAGCAAAAAAACCAGAGCCAAAATATGAATATGATTACTCTCTTAAGGATTTTGTATTTCAAGGTAATTATGAAGCATATTGGGATCATATTGAAAACCCAAATTTTCCATCATTATATACTATAAACATAGGAGACAATAGAGCAACGGTAGATGCGGCTGAGTCTGATCAATGGAAAAACTTTTATACAGGAGATATGTATCTACCATCTAAAAATGAATAAAAATGGCTAATTTAACTGTAAATTTTGGTGAAGCATTAAATACTTCTTTGCAAAAAGGAGATATTATATATTTTTTAAAAAATGATAATTTAACAGAATTAGGCGGATGTGTTTCCGTTGCTTCTGATAGATTAAGCTTTATAGTAGATGTACCTGTGCAAGCACAAAGACCCGTTATAGGTGATTACTTTATGTTTGCTAAAAATAATGTAATAAATAGTAGTGGACTTATTGGCTATCAAGCCACTATAAAAATGGAAAATGATAGCACGGAATTTTGTGAATTATACGCTGTAAACAGCGAAACAATGTTTAGTAGTAATTAATTATGGAAGAAAGAAAAACACCTTTAAAATATGTTGCTCAAGCAGAAACATCTCCTTTGAAAAAATTTGATTTAGGTGGTGCTGTAAAAGGGGCAGCTAAAGACGATCCTGGAGCATTTGGACAAATTGCTGGTGGACTAGCAGGTATTGCTGGTGGCCTTATTGGTGGTCGCGCTCGTAGAAGAGAGCAAAAAGCCGCAAGAGCAGAATTAGCACAACAAAGAGCTGCATATGAATCATTTGAATTTAAAGACCCTTCTGCTAACTTAACTAATACATTTGAGGATTTGACTGTAAATCAACAACAAGCACAGTTTGCTTCTCAACAACAACAACAAGGATTAGCTGGTACATTATCAGGTTTATCTGGAGCCGCTGGTGGATCAGGAATTGCGGCATTAGCGCAAACGTTAGCGCAACAATCTTCAAGCAATCTACAGGCCGCTTCAGCAAGTATTGGACAACAAGAAAGTGCTAATCAAATGGCAAGAGCAAAAGGGCAAGCAAATTTAGAAACTCAAAGAGCTGCGGGCCAGCAAGCAAAAGAAGCAAAAGAATTTGGTAGAACAGAAACATTATTTGGAATGGCTCAACAGCGTAAAGCTGCCGCAGACGAAGCAAGACAAGCTGCAACTAAAGGCTTAGTTGGTGGTATAGCTAACGTAGCTACGGGAGCTGGACGAATAGCCGCTGGAGCAGCATAAAATATATAATATGGCAAATCAACAATTAATTAGAGGTGCGCGAATGGCAGCAAATAGGTTTACCGACGTTGGAGACGTCGTTGGTGAGGCTGTAATGCGAGGCGAACAAGCTATACTTAGACGTCGTGCTGTAGAAAATAGACGACAAGAATTACAAGCTCAGGCTATTGCACAATTACCGATGCTTGATGAATCACAAGTTCCAGAGCAAATGCGTGAATACGCAATGGGTGAAGCTATGAATATTCGTAATGAAGCTATTGCTGCTATTCAAGATAAAAATATAACCCCTGTTGAAAGACAATTAGCTATTAGTAAAGCTATGGGTAAAGTTAATAAGATAGCTACACAGGCTGGTGATTTTAAGCAATGGATTGCTAACCTAGCTGAAATGGGGCAAGATGATTTAAGTAAATTAAATAGCCCTGAACTAATGTCAAAGGTTGATGATATATATAAGGGCAATTATACCGTACAGGATGGTCAATTTATATTTAATGATGGCGAAGTAAAAGATTTTGGTGCTTTAGTTAATACAAGGCCAATATCAAGAAGATCAGACTCATATCTACAGCAATTACAAACCGTAGGTAATGAATATGAAAAATATGGTTTACAAGGATGGGATGAAGCGTCATTCAATAATAAAATTGATAATGAGGTAAGTAATATAAAATATACAGATGCAGATTTAGCAAGTGTATTAGTTGATGAAATGGACGGCGAATTGCCGCTTGGCTTAGAACAAAAAATAAAAGATGATTTTGAAGATAACGGTCAGTTTGATACTATTGATAGAGATAATCTTGTAAAAATTGTTTCCGATAGATATAAAGCTGCTGCGCGCGATGCTTACAATAGATCTAAAGAGCTTTACAACAAAAAAGTGTCTGAAAAATTAGCTTTTGAAAAAGCAAAAGCAAAAGGCAAAGGGGAAAGCGCTGATACCGATATTATATTAGGAGCGCAAGAAGCCTCAAAACTTTTAAATAATCCATCTGAATATTTTAGATCTGTTTCAGGTGATAAAACTAAATTTAATGAAGTTACACGTGAATTTAGCCTTGCTACTTATGACGACGATGGGAATGAAAGCTTCATAACTTATGATTTATTAAATGAAAACGATATAACTAGATTGTTTAATGAAATTCAAACTAATAAATCGTATACAGCCGCCGTGCGTAAAAAACTTGAAGAAGGATTAAGAAAATTAATTGCCAGCCCTCAGTTTGCAGAATATCAAAAACAGGGCGAAGCGGGAAGAAGGCCAACCACAAAACCGATTGATACTGGAAATTTGCCAATAGGCTTTACAAATAGAGAATAATAGTATGTTTGAATTTAATAACGAAGAGTTTACACTCGAGCAAATACAATCAGCTGCTGCGCAATCTAATATGACTGTTGATGATTATATCAAACAACATGAGATTAAGGAGCTGGGAAAGACAACTCCCACATCACCGGGTGCGGATGTGGAGGAAAATGCAGCACCCGAGTTAACCGTTACGGAATCACCATCGGTAGATATTTCTTTGGAATCACCTCAAACAGGAACAGTTGATTCAACATTAATTACACAAGAAGAGATTGATCGTAAAGCTGCAGAAGATGCCGCGGCAGAAGAAAGAGTTGCTAGCTTGTCAGCAAAAGAATCATTATCAAATGCATTTTCAACTTTAAAATTAGACGCTTCTAGAGTTGGGGAATTTTATTCTGGAGAATCTGCTAGTTTAGATATTGCTTCTTCAGCAATAGCACAAGGTGTATTTGGTAAAGATGTTGTCGATGCTTACGTTGCCAAATATGGCGAAGATTCTTTTTTAACAGAAGGATTGGGATCTAATGAATTATTAGAAGCAATTCCTGAGTATAAAAAACAACAAGAAAGAAGAAAAGAAACTTTACCTATAATTGAAAGTTTTAAGCAAGGAGAAATAGTTAAAGGGTTTTCAGCTATGCTAGGTGCTGGTATAAACGCATTAGGATCAATTATATATGGGGGTGGTACTTTTGGGTCTGGATATTTCATGGATTTTTTAGCAGAAAATTATGTTGATTATAATGAGGGAAAAGCTAAAAGACTAGGCGTAAAACTTGACACTCTTATAAAAGAAGATAAAGCTGATTTAGGTGCTCCTATAGCAATAGCGGGTGTTCAATCAGCTCTTGAGTTTTTTGCTTTTGGAAAAATGACCGGTGCTTTAACAAATTCTATGGGTAATGCAGCAACAAAAGCTATAGTTGCTGATATACTCGCTGCTAGTGAAAGTGAAGCTATAACAGAAATGTTACAATTTGGAGCCACCGCGGCTAATCAAAAATTAGGTGAAACAGGAAGCAAAACCCAAGCTGCTTTTGAATTTATATCTGCTATTAGTTCGCAAGAAGGAATAGAAAGTGGATTACAAGGATTTTTAGGTGGTGGTGGAATTAAAGGCTCTCGATATGCTTTAAGGTCTGTAAGTAATTTAAGAGCACCTGTTGATCAAGAAGCTATTGAAAAAGATGTACAAGAATATTCTAATCTTAATCAACAATTACAAAACGCAAAAGATGATACCGTAAAAGAAGGTATTCAAAAATCTATTGATGAAATAAAAGAAAGACTTAATGGTAGAATAACTAAGTCTAATTCTATATTACCAAATTTTTCTAATAAAGATATTGATGATATAACTAACATGAATGAACTTGCTAAATTGCAAGTACAAAGAGTTAAAACATTAAATAAAAAATTAGATGATGGCCAAATATCTACGAAAGAACATAATACAGCTTTAGAGGGTTTCAAAAAAACATATATAGAGGCTAAAAATAGAATTAAAGGTGTTAAAGAAAGAGTTGAAGATCGGTCAAGCAAAGAAGCTAAAAAGGTAAATGAAATATATGATGAAAAAGGTAAAGAGGGAATTGCCGAAATATTAGAGTTATATAAACCGATGGCTAAGCGTATAGCATCGAAGTATAGAATGGTTCCTGGATTTGATATGGAACTTATAACTGATGAAATACTCACTGGTAAACGCGGTATATTAGATTTAATCAATGCATACGATCCTGATACAAAAGTGCCTTTAGCTGCTTATGTAAATAAATTTGCATCTACAAGAGGCATTGAAGCTGCACAAAGAATATTAAAAGAAACTTTTGAAGCTGATGTAACTGAGGCTAAGGGGGTTACTGATACGGTTGAAGCTGATACTCAAATTGAAATTAAACAAGAAGCTCAGCAAGAAGTTAAAAAAGCATTAGCACAAGATTTAAATCTTTCAGAAAATACACAAAATGAAATTGTAACGGCTGTAGAAAAAACTTTAGGCACAAAGCTACCTGCTGTTACTGATAAAGGATTTAAACCCGCCCTTACAAAAGGATTTAGAACAGAATTAACTAATTCTCTTAAAAAAGTATTTGGGCGTACTGCATCTTACGAGCAGTTTTTAAGAGACAACTTTGAAAAAATATATCCAGCAATACCGCAGGAAACTATAAATAAAAAGTTTAAAGAATTCAACGAAGCTGTTGTTGATCCCGAAACTGGTAAACAATTAAGAGAACGCACAGCTGAAGGTAAAAAAGTATTTAAGAAAAGAGACATTGCAAAAGCAGAGTTTATAAAATACTTTTTAGATGCGCCTGGTAATGTTAAAGGTGCTCGTAAAACTTCTTTAGCAGAGGTAATTGCGGATGAGGTTGGATTAGATAATGTATTGGGTGTATTAGCAAAGCCTGAGGTTGTTGAAAAATTTAAAGCTATTCAAGAATTACAAGGACAAGAAGTTCCAAGTAATTTTATTGAAATTATATCTGAAAAAATAGATAGAGCAATAAATTATTTAGATAATCTTCAAAAAAATAATGATACCTTATACGTTTCTTTAGTTGTACCTGAACTAGCTATTGCAGTAGCAAAAACATTTTTAAAAGCATTTAAGCTCGCTTTTAAAGCCACTGGTAATTTTGCTAAAGCATTTAAAAAAGCAATTGAAGAAGCCAAAAAACTTTTACCAAATAAAGAAGAGCAACAAGCTTTAGAAGATGCAGCTAAAAATACATTTAAGAAAGCGGAAGATATTGGAGATATTCCAACAAATGAAAAATTTGTTAAAAATTTAGATACAGCAATATCTGAAGTTAGGGCTAAAAAAATTGTAGACAATAAAATAGCTGAATTACAAAAAACAAAAAATGTAGGGGATGTTTTAAACTTCATGCGATATATTGGGGATCCCCTTAAAAATGGTGGTTTTGTAGTGGGTAATAATTCAAAAGAATTATTTGAGTTTATAAAAAATCAAAATGTACTATCAAAAGAAGATTTAAAAAGATTTAAAGTAACAGGGAAAGTAAATTTTACAATATATTTTGATGGTAAAAAAATAAGAGAATTATACCCAAAAAGTAATCCTAAAACAATGACAGGAAAAAGCGGTTACTTTGCAAAAGATTCTAATTTTTCTGAATACATAAAAGAGAATTTAGATAACTTTGATAATCAAGCTGATTACAATAAAAGAGTTGTTTTAGAAGAAATAACAAAATTAACTTTTAAAGGAAGAAAAGAAGACGCTAAAAATCTTTTACAGCTTTGGGGAAGTAATACTGCTAGCGATACGCCGCTTAGAATGATGGGTAAATTAAGATCATATCAAACAGGTGTTAAAGAAGTTACATATGAACACACACCGCCAATTGCAACATTAAGAGAACAGCTTGAAAAATTAATAGATAATCATAAAGAAGGAGATAGCGCACTAGAATTTACTAACGCTGTTAAAAAAGTTTTAGATAAAAGTTTTGTTGATTTAGTTCAAAGTAGAAAAAAAGGTAAAGATGTTATACCAAAAACTGGAAATACTGTTGAAAGATATAGTAGTATATTAGATGTAAATAATGATTTAATATATTTTAGAGATGCTCCTACAAAGCCATCTTTAGATAAACAATTTAATCAATTATTACAAGCAACTACTAAAGTCGATTGGACAAAAGAGTTTTCACCAGTTAAAGCAAAGCTTCTAGGAAGAGGTAAAGGAAAAAAATTTTTTATACCTTATTCAGCGGATGATTTTGTTGGTTTGTTATACGCAACAATTGGTAAAGGAGAAGTTGGTAATAAACAAATGGCGTGGTATAATGAAAATTTAATCAGACCATTTTCCCGTGCTATTCAACAATTTGAAAATGCTAAGCAAAATTCATTACGCAAGTGGATGGATCTTAAGAAACAAGCTATCAAAGATGTTCCTGGAAAACTTAATAAAGAAAATGATTCAGGATTTACGAATCAAGACTCTGCTAGAATATACATATGGAAGTCTCAAGGTATGGAAATACCTGGGCTAGAAAACGATCCGCAAACAGTAAGTGAAAATCTTGATATTGTAAAAAATAATCCTAAGCTAAAAGAATTTGCTGATAGATTAAAAGCTTTAAATTCTGAAGGTTATCCACCACCAAGCGCTGATTGGTCAGCCGGAGATATTACAACAGACCTTGTGTCATATGTTAATGATGTAAAAAGATCTGAATATTTAACAGAATGGAAAGAAAATGTAAAAGAAATATTTAATGACCGTAATAAAAATAAGTTAAAAGCATTATATGGTGATAGATATGTTGAGGCACTAGACGATATATTAATACGGATGAGTACTGGTCGAAATAGAAGAAGTGCTGCCAGTAAAGCTGAAAAGGCGTTTATGGATTGGACTAATAACTCTATTGGTACAATCATGTTCTTTAACGCTAGATCTGCTGTACTACAAACGTTATCAGCTGTTAACTTTATAAATTTTAGTGATAACAATCCAATTAATGCGGGATTAGCTTTAGCTAATTTTCCACAATATGTAAAAGATTTTACAGCATTATTTAATTCAGATTTCTTAAAACAAAGACGTTCTGGTTTACAAACAGACGTAAATGCTGATGAAATTGCTAATGCAGCTGCTACCTCTCAAAACAAAGCAAAAGCAATGTTAAGTTATATTCTTAAAATAGGATTTGCCCCAACACAAATAGCTGACTCATTTGCTATTGCATCTGGTGGTGCAACATTTTATAGAAACAGAATTAAAAAATATTTAAAAGAAGGATTAAGTAAAGAAGAAGCAGAATCAAAAGCATTTACAGATTTTCAAGAAATAGCAGAAGAAACACAACAATCTGCTAGGCCTGATAGAATATCATCACAGCAAGCGGGCTCATTAGGGCGCCTTATATTGGCTTTTGGTAATACCCCTATGCAATATGCTCGATTAACTAAAAAAGCTGCTTTAGATTTAATTAATGGACGCGGAGATTGGAAGACAAATATTAGTAAGATTGCATATTATAGCGTAATACAAAATATTATATTCTCCGCTCTACAGCAAGGTCTTTTTGCTTTATTATTTGATGATGAAGATGATGAAGAAACTCAATCAAGATTGTTTAGAATAGGCAACAGTAGTTTTGACACATTACTCAGAGGGACGGGTGTTTACGGCGCTGCAGCCGCTACTGTAAAAAATATGATATTAGAAATTATAGAGCAATCTAAAAAGAAAAGGCCAGATTATACTCAAGTTGCAATAGAATCTACAGCAATTTCACCACCAATCAATTCAAAATTAAGAAAATTAATATCTGCTGGTAAAACTTTTACTTATAAGCAAACAAAAGAAAAAGTGTTTACAGAAGGTTTTAGCTTAGAAAACCCCGCATTTATGGCGGCTGGGCAAGTTATATCTGCCGGTACAAATTTACCTGCTGATAGAATTGTTAAAAAAGCAGATCACTTATATATAGCGATGCAAGCTGAAACAGAATTATGGCAATCAATTGCATTGTCTCTTGGATGGAGTAAATGGGATCTTAATATGATTGAAAAGCAAACTAAAAAAAGTGCTAAACCTAAAACAACATTCAAAACAAAAAGTTTTCAAAAAGGATTTAAAAGAAAAAAATTTAAAACTAACTAAATGAAACCAATAACAAGTAAAACGTGCACTAAGTCTCCTCTTTTAAAAGACGCATGCTATAATAAAGTTGTAAGCCGATACGGCCCTAAAAATTCTGCTTATAGAAGTGGTGCTATGGCAAAATGCAGAAAAGTTGGCGCAGCTAATTGGGGTAATTCTAAGAAGTAATGGGATATAAAATGAAGAACTCGCCTTTTAAAAAGGTGCGTAAAACAGCAAAAGGAGCTGCTCTTAAAAGATGGTTTAAAGAAGATTGGAGAACACCTAGTGGTAAAAAAGGCTACGAAGGAGGGGAAAATACATTTAGACCTACAAAAAAAATTTCTAGTAAAACTCCGGCCACATGGGGTGAGCTAACTCCCACACAAAAAGCAAGAGCTAAAAGAGAAAAAGACACTAAAGGCAGAGTAAGCAAATATAAAAAATAATGAACTCATTAGATTCACTAAAAGTATACGGATTGAATATTACAGCACTATTTACAACCATGGCGCCATTAACCCAACTATTGCAAACAATTGTATTATTGCTTACGGCAATATACACTATTATCCAAATATATAAAATAACTAAAAAGTAAAGTATGACACTCCCCAAGAACGGCGTAGCAAAAGAAATTCGTCACTATGTAGGATCATTATTTATCTTCCTACTTGTTATGGCTATTATTTTTATTTTAATGCAATATCCTGTATTAGAAACAAATAAAGAAGTTGTGATGATGTTAATCGGAACAATTTCAGCAAGTATTGGAATTGTAGTAAGCACAATCACTGGTGCTAAACCAGATGATGTTAATGCATTGAAAGGTGAAATAGATAAGAAAAATCACCAGATAGAAACTTTAGTTGCTGCTAAAGATAATTTAGAACACATGATAATTGATTTACAAAAACAAATATTAGAAAATCAAGATAATGTCATGGATAAAATTATTCTTAAAGCCGCTCTTGATTTTGATGATAGAGAAGCTGCAAAGAAATCGATGAATAAATAAAAAAAAATAAGGGGCTTTGCGGCCCCTTTTTTATTTTAGAATATTAATCCTATTCCTATACCAAGCAGTGGGCCTATAACTGCCCAAGCTTCTAAAAACTTAATTTTTTTAAGTTCATCTTTAGT